CTTTCGGCATCTTCCAGTTGGCACCGCTGGCACGGCTCACCCAGTGGACAGTTGCGCCTGCCGCCCGCATCCCATAACTTGCCAACCATCTGGCAGTCATACTCGCGCGTTTCCCTGCCCTCCAACTCCCGGATACGGGCCTTGAGTGCGTCATTCTCACGTTGTAGATCGCAGGAAGCACTAAAATTAGGGTCTTCTACTGAGTTCATCATCCCTCCCCTTGTGGTGTTAGGCTCAATGATACTCATCGCCGAACCAGTCGGATATGACCGTTGCCATATCCTTCGCGGGCTTTTTTGCTGTGTCTGCGGGGTTGTCGTAGTGGAGCATGATGTCCCAAAATGCTTCCGCCTCCTCGCGCGTTTCAAGTGTAATGGTCACAGGGTCGCCGTTGAACGTTTTTTCTTGGTTGATCTTCATTTCGTTTCCCTTGTGGTGTTAGGTGTTAGGTGTTAGGCCAACCGATACCCCGAATATCCGCACACAGGACAATGAATGTCTTTCTTAGGTGGACACGATGCCAATAACATTGTTGGGTTGGTGTCCCATAGTTCGTGCCCGCAGTCAGGACAAGCAATTCTGTTAGGATGCGGTGCCATGGCTTCCCACATCTTTTCGTGCATTTCGCGGCGTTCACTAGTGTGCTGGTCTAACGATTTTAATGTTGGCTTCTTCTCTCGCCACACTACCGCCCAAAAGAGCAGCGCGAGCATTGACAGGATGCCTAGTAAGAGTAGGTAAAGGGTGTTCATAGGTCCTCCTGATTCCATTGTGCTGTCTTGAGGATCGCATCCTCTAGACTGACTCGTGGCGCTCTTCCAAGGTGGGCGTTTGACGGCGGAAGATAGGTGTCAGCTTGGCAAGTGCCCAGTGTGTAGCTCACGTGAGCGTGTAGCACCTTCCCCACGAGCCCAGCGAGATCTCGGATGCTGATTATGTTTGGTGAACCAACCGTTGATCTCTCAAACGGAGAGATGGCCAGTTCCCATAGCCGTGTGGCCGCGTCGGAGATGTAGAGGTAGGAACGAAGGGAACTCGCCCCACCAATCACCTGAACAGGTCTTCCGGCAATCGCATCACGGATGAAGTTCCCAATAGCGAAATGCCCATCCAGTGGCAACCCAGGCCCGACCAAGGTATAGATCCGAGCAATAGAGACCTGCATGCTGTAGTCTTTAGTATACAGCTTACAGACCATCTCTGCGGCCTTCTTGGCTAAGCCATACGGTGTGTCTGACCGATAAACCGAAGCACCAGAGGACAGATAGAGGACATGCTTTGCCTCATTCTCGGCACACCACTTCATTACATTCTGAGTTCCGTTGATGATCGTCTTGAACATCTCTAGGTCACTTACCGGTGGAACTGCGCACGAAGGGCAGGCGGCATGGATGCAGTGAGTGATAACTCCAGGCCATTGGTTTGGGTAGCATCCTGTTGTTAGATCCCAAATCACCGTACAAACCTCTTCTGTCTCCTGAATTTGGGTGTGCGCCATCGTGGCGAACATCATAGCCTTCAGGTTGTGCTGTCGGTTTGCCAGGATGAAACTATCCATCATCCAGCGCCCAATGAAGCCTGAACCACCGGTCAACAAAATGCGGGCACCACGCAGCGGCTCCCAGTCAACAGCATCCACGATGGCTTGCAAGTCATCTTGGGGTAGAGGTTTCATCACAATCTCCTTGTAACACTAAGCATCCTCTGGATCTTCACCATTTGGCCCGGATATCAGCACTACTTTATCTGCATCAATCATGACTCTGGCTCCTGGGCTTCAAGATCAATAAGAATATCGCGCCACAAGTGCCCAATAAAACCATCACGAGACACGGTGAATGCCTGCTGAAGTACCTTTTCCCCTGTCCCGTTAAGCCGATAGCGCAGATAAGGTGTCGGGGTATTGGATTCCCAGGTTAAATTTGATGTATCACTCATCTTTTACCTCTTCTCTCAACGTACGCATTATCCAACCCATACCGGCAGCCATCGTGTGCTACAAAGGCTTTCCAGTCGTCATTGGGGTTAAAAACCTCTTCGACCATCTTCCAGTGGGCCACCCATGCAGCTTCCCCCTGAAGATCGTACCAGATGATGGCCCCAACCTTAATGTCTTTGGCGGTGGCGGGGCGCAAGTTCTTGGGAGCCTTTACCTTCTCAGTCCTGGCCAGCGCTTTGTCCTCTAGCTTCTGTGCCTTGGACGTTGCCTTCTTGGCGTCAATCCATAGTTGGATTATTGGATGCATGTGCTCACCTTTCCCCCTCATCCAGCTTGTGATCGCCGCACCAATCACTTCTGAACACCACGGGGTAGCCGGTCATCGTCGGACAATGGCGACGGCACCTGCCTATGTGTGTGTGCTCCCCCAGGCTGGGGTCGGCAGCCTTCTCCACCCACCACATGCAACTACCACAACACATCCCCTTGGATCGGTGCGCCCAGGGATCATTGGGCTTAGCGGGGCAGCAGCGGTGCTCCTCACAGCAGGGTGGCTCCTCACAGCAGGGTGGCTCTGGTTCAGCAGACTCGGACTTATACCGGCCCCCAAGCAGTAGAACAAGCACATCCAGAAGCCCTCGCAAGCTAGTCTCGTTAAAACCGACTTGGGCTATCCCTATCCCCCCATTCTTGTTCTGAATGCCACTATCATTCTGAATAATGGACCACGACAAGTCTGAATTGTAGTGGATCCTTCCGCCTGCAAATTCCTTCGTATGCATCACAGCTCCTTGAAGTAGTCATGTAGAACCTTAATCATCCAAGTCATCATCTCAAAGGTGACACTGGGATGGAGCCCGATGCTGAATGACTGGCTCATGACCCGATCAGCTGTGTCCAGTGCGCCACTCACGCGGTAGGTGTTCTTGCCATATAGATAGGGCTGCTTTGTGAGGTTCCCCGCGAAGATCAATCGGGTTCCAATGCGCTTCGACTCCAGATACTGCATCAAGGGCAGTCGTTCACCTTTCAAAAGGGTGAGGGGCATGCAGAACCAGCTAGTGTCACTATTGGGCAAGGACTCAGGAAGCAGCAGCACATCCTGAAGATCTTCAAGTCCCTTCCGAAGATAGGTGTAATTGGTCTTGCGCGTCTCAGCAAACCACTTGATCCGCTCCATCTGGGCAACACCACAAGCAGCTTGCATGTCCGTCATCTTGAGGTTGAAGCCCAACTCAGAGAACAAATACTTGTCGTCATAGCCAAGCGGCATCCCGCCCACTTGCCAGCCAAACCGTTTCCCACAGACGTTATCGTGATTTGGGGGACAGACGCATCGCTTCCCCCAGTTGCTTATTGATGCGACGATCTTGTGGAGCACTGAATTATCTGTGTAAACTGCACCCCCCTCGCCCGTGGTGATTGTGTGGGCTGGGAAGAATGACAGCGTAGCGAGGTCACCCAGCACACCCACAGGAACACCGTCATACTTAGAGGTCATTGCATCGCAGGTATCATTGATGACCCAAAGAAAGTGCTCTTGCGCGATCTTCATGATGCGTGCCATATCACACGGATTGCCCAGGGTGTGGTCCAGCATGAGGGCCTTTGTGTGTGGACCAATCGCATCGGCAACCTTTTCTGGATCAATGGTGTAGTAGGGCAGCTTGGCATCCACAAACACCGGTACGAGTCCACACTGGAGGAGGGGATTGACTGTGGTGGGGAAGCCCACAGCAGAGCAGATCACCTCATCGCCAGGGATAAGTGCTCGATAACCAAGGCTTGGCGACATGAGCGCAGCAACCGCCAACAGATTTGCAGACGATCCTGAATTGCAGGTTGTCACGTAGTCTGTACTTAGATACTCACCAAGTCGCTTCTCAAAGATAGGGTTCCACTTCCCTGTGCTGGTGAGGTCCAGTGCGACTGCTGCTTCAACCATGTTCAAAGCTTCCTGCACACCCACCATCTTGCCTGTGCACGGGATATAAGTCTCCCCTGGCGTAAACTTCTTGGCGCTAACCTTGTGCGAAACATAACTATCCACTAGTGCCAGGATCGCCGGGAGCAAATCTGGTCCACTACGAACATAGCGCAATGACGGATCAGCTTCAGCGAGATGCTCCGCGCTGATCTCAAGCTCGGATGCGATGGGTTTCTCGTTCATTTTGTACTCCCAAGATCAGCATCATTGATGAAGTCGTAGCGACCCTGCTCCATGGCCTCGCACATGTCCGGATAGCGATTGCAGAAGCTGCATGTCGGATAATAGGGCTGATGGATATAAGTCCTGAGCCTCTCTCGTAGATCTGGAGCATCAATGTCAAGTCGATCCATCCCTGGATCAACCAATCCGATATTATGAAGCGCGACGCCCAGGTCACAAGGATAAATCTTCCCATTGCAAGCTTGAAGATTGCGGGGTGGCATGACACACGTTTCCTTGTCATACAGCATCTCACCAACGCTCTTCTTGCGATCATAGAGCGTGCTTGGCTTCACCCATTTCAACATAGGATTGCCCAATGTGTAGGAAAGCCCCATGCTCTTTACGATTTCCACATTGGTATGGAACACCTCAAGCTGCCGTTCACTCAACACGCGCTGGTAATTCCCGAAGTTGATGCTCAACCGTGGATCTCGGAAATACTCCAGCTTCCAAGGGTAGAGGGGAACCGTGCCAGAAGTAGGGAAGGATGCTAGTCCGAAGTTGTCGCACTCCGACAGTGCCTTGGCGATGAGATGAATTTCGGGATGCGCGAAGGTTTCTCCACCCATTACCGATACACCACCGATGCTATCGCATGCGCCGAGCCATGCCTTGATGTCCTTGCAGACCCGTTCAGTGGGATAGTTTACCTGACGATCCTTGGGGTAGCTGTTGATGTACTGAACGCAGTACTTGCAATTCAACGTACAGAGCGAGTTGACAATCACGCAGACATAGGTGAGGTCGATCCGAGGTCCTGGTTTAGGCTCAGTGCGTGCAGCTACGATGTTGCCCAGCCGTTCGCAACATATAAATCTACAGGAAAGCGGATCAATACACTTCGAAGCCTTCACACCAGTCTTGGACGAAAAAGGGCACATGGCGCCCATGTAGAGATACTCACCCTTGATGGCATTACTGAACCCAGCTTGGCGCAGTTGCTCCCATAGATTTGACTTCACGACATTGTTATTGATTGCCAAAATCACAACCGTTTCGGCAGGGTTCCAGTCACCCGTGAAAGGTTTCCGAACAATGGACCCATTCAAGCTCTTGAGCTCATCAGCACGTTCGTCCCAATAGCACGTCACGCCAATTTTCTTCTGGGTCAAGTAATCACCGATCTCCGCACCAAAGTTCGCGGCACCGAAGATGATCACATGGGGGAATGAATTGATGTATTCAAGGAGCCCTTCGGGATCAGGGTGATTGTCAGGCTGTAGGGCTTTGGCGTAGAAGGTATCAAGATCAAAGGACAGAGGCATAGAGCACCGTTTCGGAGTAATCGTGGTGATGGTGGCGGAGATAGATCTTGTACTCAGGCACTAGCTCATGGAGGTATTGAGGGATCAGCCAGAGGTCCGTCATTTTGTGGTAAACACAGATGGCCAGGTCGGGCTTGTGGGTCTTAATGGCCTCTTTCGCACCTTTGAGCATCTCCAACTCAAAGCCTTCAATGTCGGCCTTAATGAACGTCACAGATCGACCTTGGAGATAGTCATCGAGTGAGTAAAGGGGCACCTCTTCGCCCTTGCGTTCTGCGAGATTGTAGAAGCTATTCCCAGCGCCATTAGGATCAGAGTCTTTCATACAGAGATGTAATGCACCACTGAATTCACCAAGGCCACCAAACTCAACATCAATTTTATCCATGGGTAGATCAAACTTCTTAGCCACATCCAACTTACGAGTAAGCACTTGAAGATATAATGCAGGAGTAGGCTCAAATGAAATGATTTTCTCAAACTGACCATTAGTTGCTTCCGCGAACTCCATCATGGTATCACCGGTGTAAGCTCCAGCATCAATGAAGACGTGGTTCTTCTGTTGGTGTTTCTGAAAGTCCATGCACCAGTACTGCTTGTCCTCTTGCACGATCTTAAAATATGCAGAATCCTGCTCATAATGAGCACGAAGAACATGGTAGAAAACATCACGAGACCAATCATCAGCGAGCATGTGGTATACGGCATCCAGACGGTGCAACACGGGAGGATAGATGAACTCGCCAATCGTAGCAGACTCAAAAAAGTTCAATGTCTTTTTGATTTTTGTCTGAGCTTCTACTGTCTGCACAGCTACCACAACGTAAGCACCCAGCGGAATCCGTTTTGGTGAAAATACAGGAAGCCCATGAAACACCGTCCCATGCTTACTAAGATTATCATCTATAAAGCCGATCACTTTATAACCTAGATCACGTAATGTGAAGTAGGCATATTTCCCACGGTCACCCGCGCAATAAACTACCATGGGCTGGTCAGGGAAATGGTAAGGCGGACGATTCTTGTGGATGTGTTCTTTCAGCTCATCCCAGCGCTTTTCAATGTTCATAGTGGGAACTCCTTCCAATGGAAAATAGGCACCTCGGTATTGGCGCGCCGAAGACGTGCTTCAATCTGTTCTTTAGGACGACGTTCACTGGAGATAAGTACCACGTCAACATTGTGATCACAGAGCCACTCCGTGGGATAAATATGAATGCCGGACATGCGGCTACCTTGGCGCTTTACGTTATCGTCCAAGAAGCAAATCACTTTTGCTGCAGAAACAATGCAATCCTCTGCGAGGAGGTAACTGTTCAAAAACGACCCAAAGATCGCTACGGTCTTCCCCCTAAGGGAATGTGTCCTCCCATCAGGGATTGCAGGAAGACTGTATTCGGGTGGATACTGTGCTTCAACTTCTGCCAATTCGCTTAGTAGCTTTGCTGTTGGTTGATCTTTGGTCAGTGCATCTAATACACGATGCCGTAGCAAAGATGCACGGACCATCGGAACTACATCCAGCTTTCCCATGATCTTACACATGCTCAACATCTCCTCATGCAGCGCGATGTCACTAGGTGTTATATCCAGCTGGAACGTTTCTGAGCCGGTGTGCACACGATAGTCAATCAGCGGCTCTGCAATGTAACCAACCCACCCATACATATTGCACTGGCATACCGTGAAGATATCGCCCAGTGGGCCAATGTGCACAGGCGGAGCACCACCTCCCCATGGATGGCATTCTGCCTTAGCGCGGATTGGTGGAACGGCGGAAACTCGGATCATGTGCGTTGAGCATTTAATATGGAACCGCTCTTTCATATAAGCTTGGATGTACTCCCCTTGGCGAAAGATAATGTCCTGTGTATTGGTATCCTGACACTCTTGGGTAATGTGTCCATCCTCGTCAATGATCCTCGCATTGGCTCCTACCAACGTCATCTCTGGGCACTTCTCCATCATTGCAATCTCACGTTCCACGATGGTTGGATGGAGAATATCATCATCATGCGTGTGGAGCACAAACTCACCACGGGAGCGACGTAACCCTTCCTCCCATGCCACAGGACTCCCACCATGCACCGCTCGTCGCACATAAACAAGGCGGGGGTCTGTGAAGAGTTTGATGATCTCCGAAGTGTTATCTGTGGAGCAATCATCCACCACGACAACCTCAATATCCTTGTAGGTTTGGTTAAGAATCGCCTGGATGCAGCCGTGTAGCATCTTAGCTCTGTTTCGGGTGGTTACCATCACGCTGACTTTGGGCATTACTTCACTCCCTTCTTCAAAGGCATTCCGAAGCTCGCGCACCATGCGGAAAATTCGTTATACCGACATAAATAATTCCGGTTGATCCTATTGACATCAATGCGCTCGAACATCTCACGGATAGACGCCTCGATAACCGCAAGGGGCTCACCAGGCATCAATGGTATGCCCATATAATCACAGGCGTCGCGTGATCGCATGTCGGTGTTGGTAGTGATCGCAGGAACACCTGCGTTCATCGCAATCACTGACCCATGGCACCGAGTTCCCACCATGCAGTGACAATGCTTAGAAATGTGCCGCTTCCATTCATCAGGGTTCATGAAGAAGTGTGTGAGTCCTCCCAGGTAAGCATCTGAGGTTGGATTATGGAGTTGGCAAATTAGGTTCATGTCATCGTCACCTTGCACATAGTGATGAACGCGCTCGGTTATGGGCTCATAGACCATCTTACCATTCAACCCTATCCGCAAGGTTTTGCCTTCATCCTGGAGGAACGGTTGTCGGATGAGCCTACCTGGCCCCATTTCGAAATTACTAGGACAGCCTACAGCCTTCACATTGGTTAGCCCTGCATCGCACAGGATGCGCTCAGTGATATGTCCACGTGTCCCGATGCTGAAAGCTCTATCGCCCAGCAATTCAAATAGGTGCCGCTTGATGGGTGTGAGTTTGTCCCAAATGGTGGTGTCGTAGGGTTGTGGGAATGGCATAATGGAGTTCGCGCATAAGCTCATCACAATGAGCTTGGTCTTGTGCGGATCAATCGCTTCTACGTAACGGCTTACGGAGTCGTACCAGTTATCCTCGCCCTCTGGATCTGTGTAATAGGTTTCTCTGAGGTAGTCTTGGAGGACCAGTATTACATGGCTAATGTCGCACAAGCTTTTCCGGAATCGGAGCAGCTCACGTGAATTACCATTACCAGGGGAGTTGAAAAAGGCTGTATTAGTTTCATTCAGGCCAAGCAGCTTCTCAATGGAGTAAGCGATGTAGTAGTTTCCACTGTTCCCATTAGTCTCGTTGAACCATAGCGGGTCCAGTGGTGATCGTGTGCTGAAGTTGCGATTGAGCAGTGCGTACATCACAAACCTCTGTTTTCAATGTGCGCCCGAAGCTTCGGGTCACGTGAGTAATCATTATCCAGATGGCCAATGGTCAGTGGATCATCCTTACGAAGTGAACGGATCAGCATCTCGCAGGAAAGGTGTTCTCGATTGCAAAGTTGCCCTTTCTGAAGGGGAACAGCCAGATAAAGATCGCCTTCTTGGAGCACATGGCCCACTTCGAGGTCCCGCGTGGCATAGGCCCCACGGACCAGCGCATCAAGGTACTCAATCTCTTTACGAGGTGGAAGTCGCTTTTCGCAGCCTGGTGCACCGCACATCTCCTTGGCCTTGGCCCAAGCTTTGAACCAAGCATCTACTTGATGAGGCAAGGAGCAATAAGGGGAAACTGTGACACCATCGGCATTTATGTCTACATGGCGTTCATAGGTCCGTGCGCCCTTTGCCACAGCAATCGCAATGCTAGTCTGCCAGTCTGTGTACTCATGAGTGGAGAGGCCGATAACGTGATCGGGATAGCGATTCCGCAGAAAGTCAATCTGGTTTAGTTCTAGATCTTCATCTGCTGTTGGGTAGAGTGCAACGCAGTGATTAATTGCCAAGGGAATGTGACGGTTTTTGAAGAACTTCACCACATTGTCGATATCTGCAAGAGAGGTTCCACCTGTTGAGACAATCACTGGGAGTTTAGTGGATGCCATCTTGCGGAGTAGTCCCCAATCAGCCACATCAGAAGAGGCAATCTTTAGGACCTCACACCCGATCTCCACCGCAAGTTCGACACTCCGCTCATCAAAGCACGTCGCACAGACCATACAGCCCTCTTTGCGAATCGCATCAGCAAAGGTATGATAGGCTTCGCGGGGGAGTTGCGTAGCAGTGATCTTCTTGATATAACGGCACTCGCTTGTACAAAAGTCCTTATGCACAAATGTGCTCACATCCCGAAGTTGAAGCTTGATAGCAGCGCGCACACCATTGTAATAGATGATCCGCCCGAAGTCTTTGATGATTTTTAGCCCACGGTCTATGCTGCCTAAATGGTTGTTCGCCATCTCCAACACGAAAAGGTCTTCAAAGATTCGGGTCATTTGATTATCTCGTGGGTAGTTTTGACGATGTAGTAGAGATTCGCTTCAGTGCCAGGCATGCCTTCGCAGAGATGAGACAAGGCTGTGCGTGCATCAGTAAGATTCCGCGCAGAGTCCCAATACTCTCCAGGGAATGACACGCCTTCGGTGCCTTTATAGATGGCCCATTCTGTGCCTTTTTCTTTTTCATTTCTCCGCCTCCCCACAGAAAACGAATGCGTAATTTATTCATAGCCCTTCCTGAAAATCTTACGACCCCGACCGTGACCGCGACCACGACCACGACCACGACCGCGACCACGACCGCGACCACGACCACGACCACGACCGCGACCACGACCACGACCCCGACCGTGGCAACGCCCATGACCGCGACCGCGACCGCGACCGCGACCGCGACCACGACCACGACCGCGACCGCGACCGTGACCGTGACCGTGACCGCGACCGTACTATGCTAACTCTACTACTTGCCATAGCAACCAACATCACTTCACCGTTTGTGGAAGTGCATGCTTCCACTCTACGGCATCTACAATGCTCCCTAATGACACTATGGCTTGCCCGTACACCGGTTCAACTTCGTTGAGCTTGCCGTCGCGGATCGCTTCATTATAGCGCCCCGTGTCAGCGATCCACGCCGCAGAATCTAGAACGAGAAAGCCGCCTTGCGTTGTCACGACCTGTCCCGTCCATGTCATGGTGACTGTTCGGATGAGGTAGCATTTACCAACATGGAAAGGCGTCGGATTACCAACATCATTCATAGTGGCACCACCCAACCCTTTTAACTCTTTCACTTGGCCTAGTGTTAGGTCATCGATATTGATGCTCATAGTCCCTCCTTTAGGGGAAATTTGATACGTGGTTCGAAGTTCTGTGCAGGATCAACTAGAACTTCAATCAACACAGGGCCAGGCCACTCCTCCAGCGCGTCTGCCAAGTCGTCTTCGTCCTCCACCAGTTCATACCGTAAGCCGTAAGCCTGAGCAAGCAACTCGAAGTCAGGGAAACCCACACCCGATTCAAGCCCTATACCGGCATAGTGACCACCGAAAAAGCGATCTTGGGTTTGTCGAATGCTCACATAGCCTGAATTGTTTAGCACAAAGATCGTTATGGGCAGATCATTGTGTGCGATAGTAGCGAGATCCCCCACGCTCATCTGGAGCGAGCCATCCCCCTCAATCAGGATCACACGCTGACCTGGCTTCGCGCCCCGTGCCGCTCCAATGGCTGCGCCCACGCCCCAGCCCATCGCAGAGCTTCCACCGTTGGTGTAGAGGCGCTGGCCCTCTTTGATCTTCGCGGCCTGGAACGTTGCAACGGTGGCGGTTCCATTCGCACAAACGATGATGGTGTCCTCACGCAGCTGGTCGAAGAGCTGTGCCATGAAGGCGTAGGGATTCAGCCTCGGTGTATCGTGGTACTCAGGCAGGATAACGGGGTATTTTGCCTGCCATTCGTAGCACTGAGCGAGCCATGTTGGATTCATGATTCCTCCTCCCCTAAGTTTGCACAAGAGGGTGATACTCTTGCGCGGTCTTTCCAAAGGTGCTCGCTATAGCACTATGCGCTGTTCGGGGTTGAGGATCACCAAGAGAACCGTCCGGATGCATCAACCTGATTTCCGGATGCACTCTCAGAAAATAGGTTTTATATTCACCATCTGGCTCCGGTGTAGAGTTAATGACTTCTACCATAAGCATGGGCTCATCATCTTTAAAACGTCGTTCCCACAGTTTGCCGGTCTCATCTTCATGCAATAGTGTGGAGCCAGAATCTGTCAAGAAACGAGATTGCCCATAACGCTCAATCATAACACGGCGGACTTCTACGTTCTTCTCTTTTAGCACATCACTACAAGTGATCATCTCTGGATTTTCAATAATCTTGGCCGGGACACGTACACCCTTGTAGGCGAATACGGCATAACCGTCTGAGAATGCGAGTGCAGGGCCGGTCTCGCAATGTAATAGGTTGCGTTCATTCTGGTGGATTTCGGTAGGGCGATCACAAATAAAACAGATGCCATCGAGAGCATAAATCCACCCACAGGACCGCGTTAGCCGTTCCCATTGAGACAATAGCGCTCGATCCTCATTGGAGAACATGGGGTGTATGAAGCGATCTGGGAATGTGTAATAGCTAATCCATGCGATGTCCCACTGTCCCCAGGAAAAAGCATCAACCCATTCGATTTTCATGTCCCCAAGGTTGGCCCAAAGGTTGTCCCGAAGGTTGTCCTGAAGGTTGTCCCCAAGGTTGTCCTGAAGGTTGTCCCCAAGGTTGTCCACAAGGTTGTCCTGAAGGTTGGCCCGAAGGTTGTCCACAAGGTTGTCCACAAGGTTGTACCAAAGGTTGTCCCAAAGGTTGGCCTAAAGGTTGTCCCCAAGGTTGTCCTGAAGGTTGGCCACAAGGTTGGCCAATTTCCCGCTTCGCAAGATATTGATTTCAAGTTGTGCCTGGAAAGGCGATTGGCAGAGAAAAAATTTAGGTGTTGGTTTCCCAATGCGTCGATAAAAATCTGTCAATACCTCTACGGATGCTTGGGCATCCATCTTGTCAGTGGATAACCCGATTTTAAGACATTCGTCTCTCCAGGAAACCATTCGTGTTTCCTGCTCCAAAGTGAGGGATAATATTTTCTTCTTCATGTCAATCCGCCACTCGCTGCGTTCCGAGAGGGTCATATTCCCGCTGGATGTAGCTCACGTAATCCCCAGGCGGAAGAGTAACAGGCGCATGTTCTTCGTGGACGAGATCCACGGGAGATTCAACATGTAGATATATCTTGCCATCTTTCTCGTATGCCACGCATATGGTGGGATCGGCAACAATGACGTGTTGATGCCCTGTTACCTCGCCATCTGCCAAAACGATGCGCGGGCCAAGGATTGGTTTTGCATCCTTGGGGATGTCAGACTGTTGAACGAAAACGTCGCCCTGTCTGTAGCATTTCATTGTGGTGCCTCTTGAGAGTGAAGAAGTTTTGAAAGAAACTCTTTTAGATCCGCGTGGATGGGCAGGTCGATCTTGGGGAAGGGCTTTGTCAGCTCAGCCTCATCAATGTCCACCATCACCTTGTAGGCTTTGGGAGCGAAGGCATCCCAGTTGAAGCTGACACTTCGGATGTTGCACCGGCTCCCCAGGATCAACAGGAAGTCGCTCTTCTGCACCGCGAGGTTCCCTGCGATGTCGCCGATGGTTCCCTGCCGTCCGATGTAACAGGGATGATCGCTAGGGATCAGGTCATGGCCGTTGTAGGCCGTCACCACGGGGATTCCTAACAGTTCCACCAGTGCCCGGAACTCCTCCACCGCACCCGCCGTGCGGATACCTGAGCCCGCGAGGCTCACGGGACGCCTGGCCCTAACTAGCCGATCCATGAGAGCATGAACGCCGTTGCTGATGTCAGGCAATTCCTCTTCCCATAGTAGGGTGTCATCTTGCATTTCAGCAGGGTTAACCTCTCTGGCTTGTATGTCCACAGGGATGCTTAGCCACACAGGGCCAGGACGCCGGGTGGTAGCTAGGCCGAGAGCAATGAAGAGGTGATTCTTGGTGGTGTAGACATCAATTATTTCTTCTGCATACTTCGTGATGTCTCGCACCATCTCCATGATTGGCGTTTCTTGATCGCCCAGTTGCCGCAACTGCCCGGTGAAGCGCAGATCCCTATTGATCGTCCGCGAGTCGCATTGCCCAGAGATCACGATCATGCCCATGGAGTCGCAGTAGGCCCCATGCACACCCGTCACAGCATTCAAGCTTCCTGGTCCAGCCGTTACGCAGACACAAGCCAACCTGCCGGTCAAGCGGAAGTAACTCTCAGCAGCACAGACGCATGCATTCTCATGAGCAAAATAAGTCACGCGAAGATCAGGGTGCTTAGCGAAGCTGTCATTGAGGTGCATGCTCGCACCACCCACCACCGAGAAAACCTCAGTGATCCCAGCATCCACAAGGGTTTGGGCTACGTAGTCTGAAAGTTTCACACTACATCTCCATTATCAAATCTACAATGCTGATGGTGCCGTTCAGCACACGCATGATGGTCCGGTTGGAAGTAACCAGGGCCATTATAGCCACAGATGAAACATGGGGCTTTGCGCATGGCTCCGAGTTTCAGGAGCATGTTCTCTAGGCGTTCGATGGCGACTAAGCTCTCTGTGCGTTGTAACTTCAGCTCTTGAACTTGCTGGGTCAACTCCGCGAGGTAGTCCTCGCCTATTGCCCTGTGGAATGCCGCACGGATTGCATCTAGCTGTGATGGCCACGAGCCCTCGGGACTCACTCCATTAGCAAGCAGCTCCACAAAGCTCTCCAGAAAATGGCGATCACTCATGGCCCATGAAAGGAATTCGTGCCTCGCTTCCTCGTCTTGCATCACTTTTTCGGGCTCTAGTTTTAAGAGGATCATTTCACACCTCGTTCAATCCGCTGCTTGGCCTTTGCTTCTTCCATACGCTTCCGTGCTTGCGAAGCCTCTAAGATCCACTGATTGATATCTTTCTTTGTATAGGCCTCACGTAGCTCAAGCAGCTCTTGCTCGGCATACACTGCCCGCCGATGTTCATCCCGAGCGATGATGCAGAGGATCAGCAATGCTGCCGTGCACGAGATAAGTAATATTATGTAGACCGCCTTGTGGTTGGCTTGGTTGGGTGGCTCATCCAGTGAGTGTCCTTGGTCTTGGTCCCCTGCCCAATGGTTCATGGCGTCCTCTACAATTCGCGGAAAAAAGTTTTAAGCTCATTCGCGTGGCGTTGCATCTCTTCGAGCTTTTTCTCGCTGATGCAACGCCGAAGAAAGCTATCAGTATGCCCAACAATGCCCGTAGTAATGTATTGGTAACATGGGGCGCACAGGAAAGATATGAAAGTACCCTCATTAGTGTGATTCGTGCAACCGTGGACAATGCATCGCGTACTCTTGATTGATCCATCGCTCATTTCACATCTCCATTCTTTTGGCAAATAACCCAATGCCTGAGCCATTGGCTAGTCCATGCTCGATAAAGACACCACGCTACGATGCCTAAGAATGCTACAACATCAATGAACTTTGCTATGATTTGCCCTGTCATAAAAGTAATTCCCAAATACGTCCAGTCTTCAACCAAAGCTCTTTTGGTAGTGGGTCTACATGTTCTTCTAAAAACACAATACGCTGGCAACTTGTATTCAGTAATAATTTTAAGCAAGCTTTACATGGGCTTAGTGTGACATAAGCAGTTTCAATATCAGAAGTTTCACGGCACTGTAAAAGTGCGTTCATCTCCGCGTGCACAGCTTCACACGTATCTTTTCCAGGGGGTAGATCATGGCCTATACAAAGATTACTCCAGCGGTGTTCTGTGTCTAGCTCATTACAATGTGGAAGTCCACGAGCGACGCCATTATAACCAATTGCTAAAACATGCCCTTGTTTGTTAGCAAGCACACACCCAACACCCCGTCGAATACACGTCGTACGAGTAGCTGCTACCTTAGCAAGCTCCATCAAATATTGATCAAGAGTAGGCCTCATAAAGATTCCAACCTTAAGCTAGGTTTATGGTCAGGAGCTCGCCAGAACGGCGGTTTAATAATGTCAAGTGTTGTCCCGTGCTTACTCTCCTCAGGTCGTTGTGCCCGTACTTTCTCCATATTAGCGCGCTGCACTTCAACCCACAAAGCATCCCATGGGAGCCCCATACAAATAGCTGTCCCATGCACGATATAGGCCAGATCTATTAAGGCATCTGCAGCCCCCTCAAGATCATCAGCTCCATGTGCTTCTGCAAATTCATCAAGCTCTTCTGTAAGGCGCTTTAGCCTAAAAACTAACGTTGTGTCATCTAGCAACCCTGGTTTCACTAATCTGGGTATTCCAAATTTTGTAAAAAATGCTTGAACGTCTTCATGGTCAGTAGTTTCACGCATCTCAGTCCCCTAAACATTAAGCTTAGCACTTACTGCATCATGAGCTAGGTAATCTATTAGCCTAGCACCTTCAGGTTCAAACCCAAATAATGAAGTCTCAGACCTAAGTCCTAGCATAGGAGCTTTGTAGGGTTTTCGCTTGAGTACTTCTGTTACTTGTGGAAGATGATTAAGATACACATGAGCATCCCCGATGAAGAAAGTGAGCTCATTGCTTTGCAGCCCTACCTCCTTAGCAATCAGCCGTTGGAGTAGTGCGTAACCAGCCAAGTCAAAAGGTAGCCCTAAGAATAGATCACATGATCGTTGGTAAACAGCCATTCTAAGTTGTGACCCCACTATGTAACACTGAAATAGGATAGGGCATGGTGGGAGGCACATACAATCCAGCTCACCGGGATTCCACGCAGTGACAATATGACGTCGACCATGAGGTTCCCTACGGAGCCCATCTATAAGCACTTGAAGTTGATCCGTCGTTTTCATTTGGCAACTAGTCGCTTGCACAGATTCAATAGACCGCCAGGTTCGCCAGTTGACCCCGTAAATACGCCCAAGATCACCATCAAATTCTTGTTTCCCAGAAGCGAGCCACCGTGGGTCTGTGCCATTACCATCCCAGACCGTGCACCCTTTAGCGTGAAAGGCTTCAAGACTATGGCTTCCGCTAATAAAACATGCCATTTCAGCTGCGCATTGCCTAAAAGCTAGGCGTTTTGTAGTTACAGCTGGAAAAGTAGTAGAGTTAGAAACAGTTATCTGTTCCGCAAATAAAGCTAGTGTCCCAGTGCCTGTTCGGTCTTGCCGGGAAGTTCCATGATTAAGAACTTTTCTAAGGAGCGTAAGCCAAACCCTCATTTCATTGCTCCTCGCGATCATCTAATTCAGGATGCCGCTTAGTCATACTAAGCAGAAACATAAGACAGCACATCGCATGCGCAAGATGTGGTAGATTGCTTTCAGGATCGAGATCTTCACCCTTAATAAAGGCGAACAAATGCCGCAAAGCTGCTCCAATAAGCCGACTAAATGCTAAACCTTTAGTCCAATTCCATGGCGCATACTTTTGAGCTCCAAAAGTTAGAACACACGCAAGCTGCTCTATTGCATAAGGATCAAGCAACTCCATACGAGGCTTCTCGGCATCAAATTTAGTAGCTCCAAGTTGAGAAGTAGGCTCAAGCCCCATACACGCTCCATCTTTATCTATGTAATAGGCCGGACTTTTCCGACCTATTACATAACCTATATTTCTTAACCTATCCTATTAGTCCCTCAGACTTGAGCTTATTACGATACCACGCTACACTTGAAGCTGAGGTTTTAGACCCAAACTTCGCTTGTGCAGCTGTCGCAACATCTTCATTAGATTTACCCTTTAACACCAGTTCACAGCAGAAAGCACCGATACCTTGGGATTTACGACCTACTATGCCTTCAGCCTTCTTTGATGTAGGTGCGGCTTTCTTACTAGGTGCAACTTTCTTTTCTGCTTTCTTACTAGGTGCAACTTTCTTTTCTACTTTCTTGTTAACCATTGCGGCCTCCTTAGATATGGCCTTTTCGGCCTTAGTTTTACGCCTTAGCTCAGCATCTTCTGCTTTGCGTTCTTTGAGGTCTGCCAAACCGGCGAGGCGTTTTTCAGCCGTGGCAGTATTTGCTTCTTTGTTAACAACTTGCTCCGGAGTTCGTGCTTTGAGATTAGCTTCTGCGAGTTTTACCGCGTCGAGTAAAAGTTTCTTAGTCTTAAATGTTTTTTCCGTAATAATACCCGTTCCTCCAACTGATGCATTAATTGCATTGAAATGCTCAGCTAGCTCCTTAGCTGAACAATCCTCCAAAGTTTTCCCATTTACTGTTGCCATACGGAGTACCTCCAAAAGTATTTCGGCGACACCTTCGCCGGGTAGGTAGGCTCGTTTGAGAGCCTTAGTAAGTTTGGGAATATAACTACGGGGATCCGAGTCTGCTGGACCTCGCTTGAATTGCCTTTCAAAATGATCATTAGAACAGAATGCTCGTTGGGGGCCTTCAGATTCAATCATCAAATAGTCTGTGCGACGCTTGTCACGCTTGTAGGGCAGGGCAATATGAGACCCTGAATCTAACCAAATTACCAAATCTTTTAGTTCGAGGTTCACAAACTGAGACATTTGGCTAGACCTTAAAAGAAACTCATCTATTTTGACTTTGGTTTACTAGCAGATTCAATCGCTTTGCATGCGAGGAACAAAGACACATTAGTAGTTAGCGTGATTAGTAGTGCGACCTGTTCTTGTATTGCTGTTTGTGCACCCGCCAGAAGCAAACATCCTCCGAGGCTCGTGATTACTAACACTACAAGATAAGTGATCCAAAGTGCGTTCATGGTGTCACTCTTTCCCTTCTGCCTTGGTAATGGCTGACTGAACCTTGGCGAACACGATTGGTTTGCGCATGTTTGTGACGTATGCGCTTCCCTCCTCCTTTTCGATGTTCCAGTCCAGGAGTTCCTTCAGTGCTTCGAGGAGTTCGGTATTTAACAATTCTGCCTTGGTGGTCCTGTCAATAACCTCTTCCACCGTGGATGCAAGAACGTGATCTCTTACTAGATCCTGGTTTCGAGCATGAAGCAAGGTGTCTAAGAATGGTGTTTTCATGGCGTGTCTCCTTTACCTATTAGAATGCGGTTTCATGTAAAATTTTTACTATTCTGAAAGTGCTTCAGCAAACATCAGTGCCAAAGTATAAAGGTCTTCACCTAAGCAAGGATCTTCACATTCCATATCAAAAGCACCCCGTACTAATTCAACAAGCGATTCTGCAGCGTCAATATCTTGAACATCTAAAACAAGTGCATAAGCCAGAAGATCCATTGGAGTAATTCCAAGCTCTTCTATTGTTATTAAAGCCGTCTTGACAGCTTCAAGTTTAGTTTGTAGTTCTTGTGTCATGTGGGTGTCCCCTTCGCCTATTAGAATACATCCAATTGGGACTTCATGTGCAATGGTTGTGTGACATTTACGCGACAATCCCTAATTGGGACTACTTCTTAGTTTTCTTTGCTTTGGCATAGGTTTTTAGAGCACGTAGAAAAGACCCCTGAGTGCGATCTTTGTCTATATTTGATTCAATAATTACCTCGTCAATCGTACCACGCGCAATGATGCGATGGTTGAAAACATGAGTGTGTGTATTACCTTGCCGTAAAACACGGCGTAAAAATTGCAAATAAAGCTCCAAGTCCCATGTCAACGAATGCCATACAACGTGTTGACAAGCCTCTTGAAGATTAAGCCCATGACCTACTGAAGCAGGGTGTCCAAGCAAGACTGGAATTTGACCAAGATTCCACGCTCGTTCTATTTGGTCAGCTCGTTTGTCGCTCACACCACTACCAAGATATGGGACATCTTTACCAAATATTTTACGAAGTCGTGCAAGGTCATGCTGAAAGTCATAAGCCACAAGCACAGGTCGACCTGAGCACTCCTCCACGATGTCAAGCACTGCCTCAGCTTTCTCCCAATGTAGATGAACCCACTCTTCAGATTTATACTTTGCCATTGCACGTAGGTAGTCCTCTCTGAAGATGCCACCATTGGCGATTTGACGGCACTTCCCTGAGGCCACCCCTGCAGTTAGTGAGGTGACGACCTCTCCATTTTCAAGCTTCGCAATTAGCTCATTTTCCATTTCATCGTAAACTTTTCTAGCATCGCTTGGCAAATCGATATAGACATCATGCAGTACTTCCTCTGGAAGCTCCAAATAATCTTTAGCTTCAAGACACAGCACCTCAGGTTTGAGTAATTTTTTAATCTGTTCTAACGCTGTTGGCTTAGGAAGCCAGGTGTAACCACCGAACCCAGTAGAGTCAAAGAACTTATTTCGATACTGTGTAATAAATGAACCTAGTGTACGCCCTAAGTCCATGATGTAGATCTGCCCAAATAAGTCTAGTAAACCATTAGGACAGATAGTTCCTGTTAAGATATAACGTCGTCGAAACTTAGGTAATACAGGGCGTAAAATTCGTGAACGGTCAGAAGTTGCCTTCTTAAACTTTGTAGACTCATCCACAACCAACATTGCTGTCTCAAGCCGCAATGACTTAATTCGCTTGGCATCGTGCTTGAGCTCTACTCTAAATACTAAGTCACCTAAGTCATTTACCTTTTGAACTTTTACGCCATCAATTTTTTCATAGATTGGTATTTTGACAAACGTCGCCCCGAAAAGCCAAGCCAATCCTTCAGGGTTAATAATGTAGATGTCAGCTTCGCGTGCTAATGCCTCCTCTTTTTTCGGACCATGAAGCACCTCAACACGCAGATTTTCAAAGTCTTTCCACTTGACAACTTCCTTAGGCCAAACTAAGTGGCATACACGGCGCGGTGCAATTACAAAAAGGTGATCTACATAACCCTTATCCTGTAGAATTTTGAAAGCCGCGAGTATACTTGATGTTTTACCTAGTCCTGGATCGAGTAACAAGCCGGCACACATCTTTTGGACAGCGAGCTTCACTGCCCACTTTTGATATTTTCGCGGTATCCACCTTACCGCTGGCTTCGTTGTCAGTAGCTCTTGCGGCATTAACTCTTGTAGTGATCGCTTCAATTGCACGGGTAGGATCATCATACACCTCAACATCATATTTTTGGCGTAGCAATTTGGCAATTGTAAAAGCCTGCTTTACAGTAGGCTCTTCGCCTGGGCTCTTAAACTCAATCAAAAAAGGTCGTCCGCCAGGTATGAAAAAGCATCGATCAGGCCAGCTTCGCTGGCCCATACCATTCATTTTCTTGCACTCCATCTCAGGCCAATGCTGCTTACAATATCGTAAAACTGGCGCTTCGACATGCCTCTTTTCTGACAATCTCATGACGTATCCTTTCACTCAGTATTGACATGGGCCCCCATTGACTTTGCGGAAATGGCAGAACCGACACTTATCACTTGGCTTTGGATCAAACCGCAAATCAAGTAGCATTGCTCGTGTACGTGAAGCCCAAAGATCTTTAAGTTCAGTAAGCTGATCTCGCTTAAAGTCTTCTCCTAAAATTCTATCTTGACCTTTAGTAAGCTTTTCTACATCAAGGTACCAATCTTGAGCTTCAATTTCTTGAGCCTCTGAAATACTACAAAAGCCTCCTAAAGCATACAACTCCAGTTGCTCTATATGCTCAGGATATTGCCGGCCTGTTTTATGATCTACTAAGACATATTGACCATGCTTCATAACTAAGACATCGAGCTTGATACGACACCAAGCATTCTTATCAAACCAGCCTGTAGGAGACCATGAAGATGTAAAGGCCCATTGAAGCTCTACTTGAGGCTTTAGCCCTCTTAGTTTTTTGAACTCCGTAGCAAAAGCTTTTAGTTCTCCTGGCAATGTTTTTATTTTTCCTGTGGTATAGTCCTCAGCAAGTTTATGAATCGCTGTACCTCGTGCTTGTGCCGAACTATCAGGTTCTTTGAGTTTGTCTACATACAAGAACTTAGCTTTTAATGGACAACTTTCATAGGTCGTCCACCGTGAAAAACTCCAAGCAGTAATTGGTTGTGCAGACATCTTAGTGCTCCTTAAATTTTTCTAAGTTACCCCAATTAGGCCCAAATTTGCCATCACTAAGCATGGGTACGTCAAAATCAACATCTGCCATTGCATCCTGCAGTAACTTCATTTCTGATACTAACGCTTTTTTAGGAACTGAGAAATTAATTTCGTCATGTACCGTCAATAAGAATCGCCCATCTTTGCGCACTGCATCATAGTTCAGAATGGCTTGCTTTGTGCATCCTGCAGCAGACCCCTGAATAAGGTAATTAGTCAGCTTGTACTCGAATGTACGTCTATGACCATCTATCTCCTTAGGCTCTTCACAGTAGTACTCACGGCCATCCCACAATCGTATCGGTTGGCCGGACTTACCACGTGCGGTAAGCTCTTTTTGTAAGTCCTTAAGACCAGGTAAAATTTCTAAGTACTCCCGTTTTAACCGCGTTGCAGTTTCAACATTTACTCCAATACGCTCTGCTAGCTTACCAATACCCATACCATAGAGCAAGCCAAAACTATTATTCTTAGCAACTGAACGTTCTTCCTCAGTAACTTCCGAAGCAGGTTTATTATTTAGGAGACTAGCTACCAATACATGCATATCTAAATTAGGATTTTCTTGAAATTGCTTAAGCAATACGCCTTGCTCATAATGTGCCAAAATTCTCATTTCTTGTTGTTGGTAATCCCGCTTACCCCAGAGATGACCCTTGTCAGGTAGTAAGTAACGACGAACAAGGGGTAAAGGGGGCGCTGCGGTTATCCATTTTGGATGAGTATATTTTATAACTTCTTTGGGACAATTCATAAAGCGAGAAGCTGACATGCGGCCCGTCCGTGCACCAGCATCACCGCCTAACCCGTATTGCTTTACTTGATTCCAAGATGGGTGTACCAACCCTCCCGTTTCTTGTGCCTCAGTTACCCATGGTTCCAGAAATGTACCTATGAAAGTTGATAGCTTAGACCTGTATTGGAGTGTTGCCAATACTCTTGGGTCTGTGATAGCTTCAATAAGACTATTTTTAGCTGTGGAAACTTTACCTGTCTTAGCCGTACGAGTAAACAAAGCCTCATCAGCTTTGCCTGAGGCAATCAATGCCGCCGCTAGTTCAGCACCTGAATCTACATTGAAGTCTTTAGACTTCAAAATTCTGTGTAACCATTTATCACAAGCCACTAGTCCATCTTGCATCAGCACTACATCCCGCTCAGCTAAGGTTACATCGAACCATATACCCTCACGTTCATTACGCAATAAAATTGGCATGAGCTGACGCTCACGGTCATAAGCTTTACACATGCCACGGTCACAGATCTCAGGCCAGAGTTTCTTGAACAACAACTCAGTCCTTACTACATCGCCATCAGCATACGCACCTACAAGTCTGCCAGGAGCTAGACTGATCCACTTACCAAAGTTCTTACTTGTCACGTGCTCATTCTGAGGTAATAACCCAGTAGCATGCAGATCGCCCTGGTGATTCACCAGCCAGTCGCGTACAGCATCCTGCTCCTCAGGCTTCATACCAAGAATGCGCTCAGCTGACGGCTTTAGAGCATGTGAGCTCGCATGTGGGTCGTCAAGAAATAGAAGATATAAGGTATCATGCAAGAGCGACCAGTCCAGATCAGGCATCCCCATATGAACTTGTGCAACATCATAATCAAATTTTAAGTTCTGACAAAGCAATGGAAGCCCACTTCCCCAGGCCTTACATAACACTTCTTTTGCTTGTTCTTTTGTACAGGTATTCTCAGTCGGATGCCCCCACCCATAGTACTTCGACTTACGATCACCCGGAAATTTTATTGAGAACCCAACTGGCTTGGGTGGGTAGTGTGGCCGCTTCTCAATGCCTGCTGTTTCGAAGTCTATCACGATGACTTTAGGTGGTCTTGGGGACATGTCTGCTCCTCTGATATAACCAAAAGGAAGCTACCCTACTCCAGTACTCTAATAAGGTAGCTTCCAAATTATAAAGCCCTAAAAGCGACGTCCCCCACGACCCTTGGTAGGCTCAGGCTCAGACTCAGGCTTAGGCTTAGCGGTAGCACGACGCGGCACAGGGCCTGTGCTCTCACGACCTGGCCGCCCTGGAGGGTTACTATCGCGCTCTTCACGTGCCTTGCCACGAGACCGTGAGGCGGGCTTAGCAGGCTCTTCAGTAAACGTAGCAGGTTGGTAAGGTGTACGCAGTTCTTCCGTGATTGACTCCCGCTTAGCAATTAACTGCTTGATCTTAGCCTTATCTGTTACTTGTTCGACAAGCTTGAAAGTAACTCTGATCTGTGTCTTAGGGTCTGTCTGATTCTGAAGCTCAGTCACTACTGCAAATGGCGGAACTTTCATAACTTTGGTAATCTGTTGTACATACCCAGCCCAAAACTTAGTTGATGTGGGAGGTATCTTAACATAAAACACAGTGGCGTCTTCAATATTCTCAAGATCTTCCTCAGTAATACACGCAAGTCGTCGCGTATTTTTACATGCCTTACCTTTACCCTTCTCCGCTGAGCCGAACTTGTTGAACGCACAATCAATACACTTACTTTCACACTGCATGGCGGAGGAGTTTTCGTGTGGCGCCATAATTCTATCGTCGTTTCCAAAAGCGAAACATGATGGCGACACTGGATTATCTACATCGTAAGGTTCTTCGTAATAGAGATTTTCGAAGATGCTGTCGAGTACGATCACATTAAGTCGTGAGTCAGGGACTTCCCCACCGTTATAAGTAAGCTTGCCGCTCTTGAGTGACAACATGGGAAGATTACCACCAGAACGTTCTTCCATACTCCCATACTGCTGTGCGAATTTAGCGAGCTCCGCATCATAGCTATTTACTTTCTGGGTTTCTGCTTGCTTTGTACGAGCCATAGTAATTCTCCTTATAGCCAACTAGGTCGCTGGCGCTTGGTGTAAGTAAGAAGGTGGGCTTTAGCCACCCGATAATAGGAGCGGTAAGAAGTAACGACATCATGCTCGAAGTCGTTGGCATAGTAAATAATGAACTCATCAGGCATGCAACACACAAATGGAGTTAGCTCACCGCCTTGCACGCAGGCAGGAACACAACTCAGAGCATTCAAGACAGCTCGCGACTTGTGGGCGTGGCCGTAGCGAAATTCGAACTCATCGCACAAGGTAATGCCAAGCTTGAAGAGCCATGAGTAGTTGCCCGAGGACTGACCGGCCCACTTGACACATGGATGATTCCGATGGGTGGGACGATACGCCTCAGCAGGAATGGCATAGTGAGCACCCTTAGGAAGCTCATGCCAAACAGTGCTCAAGATCTGAGTAGTTTCAAGGATCATCTTGACCACGTGCTTATCACAGTGCATCTGAGCAGCAAGCACGGGATCAGTATCAAGCACAAATATATTCATATTACTTGATCTTATGAAGTGATAATGTGACGGTATCGAAGGCTTCAACGCCAGGAACAATTTTCTTATCATTCCATCGTTCTTCTACAGCCTTCTTATTCAGCGCACGGTTCAGCAAGCTGAAGTCCTTTGTCTTAAGCACATGCTTGTATAAGGCGTCCCAGTCTTTCACTTGGGGCACACTCTTGCAGACTACGGACACCTGGGCCCGCTTACCTGCCACTCCAGTTGCTTCAGACTTAGGGATATTGTCAATAAGGTAAGCCTTCACAAACTCTTCTTGAGTTTTTAGTGCTGCAGCTTCCTTGTCCTTAGCCAACCGCTCATCGCGCAGTTGATCGTACAGGTCTGCACACGCTGCTAAAGTTTTGGGTAACTTAATAGCAGGGCTCTCTTTTATATTTTCAAAACTAGTGTCCTCAGCACTACACTCTTTAGACTTCTTTGGGCTTATAACTTTGACCATATTAATCTCCTGACAGAATTAGAAACTAGAACCTTAGGCGTAATACTTAACGACGACTTTACATTGAAAGCTTGACTGTAGGACCTTCATTTATTGAACTACTCTCTACGTGATACTCTCGTTCAAGCTCTGCGAAAATTCCTCGTATGATATCAGGCTCTGTTTTGAAGTCCCGAAATGCATGACAAAAAGTCACTAATGGAATACCATGTTGAAGTCCAAGTGACACTGCTACAGCAAAAGCATGCATCATTGCACGCCCAAAAGTCCCTTCGCGTTGGTGGTCAAGAAAAATCTCTCCTAGACTACCGTCTACATACTCACCTGTAGCTAGATGAACTCGGGCAGCGCCTATTCCAACTTCAACTCTTAAGCCTTCACGACGGTCTTTCAACCGATACCTTAGTGCAGCTGGTGGAGCGCTCCCGAATTCATTAGCCATATAAGTAGCTCCTACATTTCAAAATGCTAGCTAGCTTTCAACAACTGGTAATTTTTCACGAAGTTTTTCAGCTTTCGTTAAAAGCTTATCGTAAGCTTTACCTTGCTTTATTACCTCCTTTTCATGCAGCTTGATTTCTTTTTCTAATTCTCTGAGCTCTTGCTTTACTGCCTTAACATCGATGGGTCTGGCCATGTTGGCCCTCCTATGTGAACTAAGCTCAGTGGCTTAGGAAATACCGAAATCCGTCCGGCACGGTTACTATTATTCTACACAATTTTTATTAAGCCAACCTAACAAATCTGCTTTATTTGTAGGTACCTCTGTTTCTTCATAAGTCACTTGGCGGGTCGTAGTATCCCCTATTGCAAGCTTAGCTTTAGCCTCGCGACACTCAGCCATGGAACCCGCCCATATCTTTGTCGTTCCTTGTACTTTGACTTTGTAACAACGCATTCTACAGCTCCTTTGAAAGATAGCCTCAGCTATCAAAAGTTAGTCCAAATTTGATACTTACTTAATATTGGTTGCCTTATTACTGGGCCATCTTGAATAATTGTCCAACCAGATAATAGCTTAGGAAAAAATGTATCGCACTCAAATTCACCAGCTACTCTGGTTAGGTGTAAGTGGGTAGGCACCCCACCTCGTGCTAACCACAAAGCTTCTTCCCAAGCCTGATAACCTCCTAATACAAATAGAGGCCCAAATCGTTGAGCTTCGGCAACTGCTAACGCATCCGCAACAGTCCTACAAATAGAACCGTTTGAATCAAAGCCTATTGGAAGTTTTTCAAATTTGGTTGTTAATAAAATATTATAGCGTTGTGAAAGGTATTGCCCATCTGTTACTATGGGCAGGGATTGCCATGTGCGGCGTCCGTAGCACACACAACCACCTAATGTTAGTGCGCGCATGCGCTTAAGGTCCTCGGGCAAAGTCCACGGAATACCTCCATTTTTACCCACACCATTAATATCATCTAGAGCCGCTATCAAAACTAGCCTTACGGGCATATCGGCTCCTTAAACAGTAATCTACCACTTCCACCACATTCTTCGCAAGCTTTTTGAGTTCGTGTTGAGAATCCTGAAGCCCGTATAATTACTCCTGTTCCTTGACATGTTTGGCATAGCTTTCCTAAAAAATCAAGCTCTTTGTCATATTTACGGCGAGCTCGTGTATCACATAAAACACATCGTGCTTCATTCAATTTGGCAAAAGTTTCTGCAAGTTCCATGATTCGTTCAGGTGAAGCTTGGGGTTCAGTATCCGGATGTACTTGTCGAGACAAGTGCCGCCATTTAGTTTCAACATCAGCTTGAGAAGACTTTCTTGTAAGCCCCATAACTTGATAATAATTAGTAAGTGCACTCAAGTCTTTTACCCTACCTTCCTCATTTACCATATACTAAGTACTGAAAGAACTGCCATAAATACGTGACAATCTTGCTAGTACTTTTGATTTCCTTCAGGTGTCTCAGCCAATCGACGCTTGATGATCTCTTTATTAGTTGCAGTTTCTAATTTTTCACGATCAAACAATATCCATAAACGCACCGTTTTTCCTATACCGAGTGAGACCGGCTCACCTTTGTTAGCCTTCTTTAATCCTGCGACCGTCATTGCACGGCCTAACCCATTTTCAGAGATTCTGGGGTGTGAATCTCTTACGGCATCTAAAACTTCACGGTTAGTCCACAAAGCCTTTGTTCCAGGTACTGGGAACTTCAGTATGGACCCTGGATCAGTTGCGAGGGCTTCCCCTAACAGTATTAAATCACTTTTCGCACAGTCTACCATGTCATGCTTCGCACGTGTGACTGGGGCTGCTGCAGCAGGATTGAAGTCACCTAGGTCCATGTCACGAAGGTGACAAAACAATGCTTCACGGCCTTCCTCCGAAGTATACCAATGCTCATATTTGAGGGCAAACTCTTGGGATAGTGCCTTACTTGGGCACTCCCAAACAAATACTCGGCGATCTGATGGCTCCAAATAAAGTGCATCCGCGTGATTGCTTGTTAAATAGTAATTGATACAATCAGCTAAGCTATACGCAGGTAATCCTTTTGGGTTGATCCGTGTTGATGTCTGTGTGAGCATCCCTTTGATTTTATTTGCAACAGCTCTGTTGTCACCGCCTGTAATTTCATCACCTACCACAAACTGCTTACGAATTGCCCAATTGTTAAACTGGCCTTTGAGTGACTCATTTGTCAATAGTTCATAGTTGTCTTCTCCATAGACTGCTTTCATGGTCTCACCTAGAAGCGACTTGCCTGAGCCATGCATAGGACTCCACATCAGCACGGCTGTCATCAACTTTGCACCAGGATGCTGTATGGGGTAAGCAAACCATCGTTCAAGCCACTGTCGATGTGCTAAGTCTGCATTTGGCATTAAGTGGTCTAATAATGCATGCCATAGACTCACATCTCCAGGTCTAGCAGTCTCAGGATTAAGTTCTGGAAGTGTAACCCGTAATGTTAAGCCAACATAACTATTTGTAACTTCGCCCCATCCACGCCATCCATTATAAACACGGCCATTGGTATTAAGCCAACCTTTCGAGCCAGGCCGGTAAACTAAGCGTGCTGCACAATTTCTACCTGGCCATTTTAGCCATTCTTTTGCTGTTTGCTTTATTACTCGCTTTATTCCACCATCAGGCTGCTTAACTAATTCTACATACGTACGATCGGCATAAGCTACTTCGGTGAAGTCATGTTTGGACATGGCTTCCCCATTTGTCATGTTGTAAATCATAGGAGGATGCATAACTATAAGGAGCTCCTCATTCATTTCATGTAATGCGATGGCTGCTCCAAGTTCTGATGCATTCACTAACAACTTATTTAGCGCATCAGGGCCTTCAGCGACAATGTAATCATCGAGGCCTTGTTTCTTACCATCTGTAGCAGTAGGTAGCCTAAGAAGACATGGACGAGCACTTCTATGGGCAAGCCTAACGGCAAGGTAATTTTCGGCACGCTGTACTTCAAGCTTGTCTGTAATGTCGCTGTCAAATGCAATAACTACTTTCCGATCTGCCCATACAAAATCATCAAAGGCCTTTAGTAAATCAGACGCTTCTGATTTACTGACAACGCATGACACGCCTCCTAAACCAATCGTTGGAAAACCATGCTTACATGCACAAGCTGCTTTGAGTTCGCCTTCTGTAATGACGATAGACTCTTTTGGATCGTTAGCAATGCGGCGCCAGTCTATAGATGGTGGGAGATACAAGCCACATGAGATGCCTTTGGGTTGCGTATAGCGGAACTCCTTTTTATTAACGACTTTCTCTAATGGTGTTCGTATATCTTCTAAATATCGAAATCGAAAGAAACTTGAAATTTCCCCATTTAAGGTAAAGTAAGGAATAACAAAGCCTTTGGCCTTTGGTGCTTTTGGTAAGAACTTTGATAAGTCACTTGCTTCAACTTCTCTAAATTTCAAAGTAGCAACATCCTGCATATCTAAGCCACTCGTCTTTGCTTTCGCAAGCATAAGGTCACGTGTGGTATTACTAAAATTAGAGGAGGTTGAGCCTAAGCCTGCGTGTTTAGACGCGGGTCTTACCAATGATGCTGCCATGTCAGTCCTCGCCTAACACGAACTTTTGGTTAATAAGATGTTCTATATGGAACGTACAAAAAGCGAGTTTTTCGCTTGTGTAATGCCCAGGTTTTAGTCGTCGCAAATAGTAGTCCCAATCACATTCACTGGGTATACTATAAAGCTTTCTTTGCAAATTACGATGTTCGTGATCAATCTGTAATTCATGAAACTTTGAATTGAATACCTTATTACAGAGACCTCCATTTAAGCATTCTAAATCTTCAGAATTATTACAAGCTGCATAGGTCTTACAAACTTCGTGTAAATTTTCTAATAATTTGTAAAGGCGTACCTCAAGTTTACGTTCTCGAGCCCCTTGATGAAATTCTTCTCGAATATCACTACATGGTAGACCAAGGACTTTGCGTAAGATAAACACACGGAGTTCAAGTTGCCACACCCGATATCGTTTATAATTGAGTTTCAGGGGTCTGCCTGGGGTTGGCTTGACTTCACCAAGTTCGACAAATGCACCCCCAAGATTAAGTCTGGTGACTAGTTCATTGGGCCCTAACCCAAATAATCGGGCCCACTCAAATAGATGGAGGTTCATACCTCTAAATTCTATATTTCTATGTCGATGAGTAAATTCCCCAGGGTTGCTCAAGTCATGCAATCTAAAATCCAAAGTGACTTGTGACGACATTTCTGGCTCCTGAGACCTTAATATAGCACTGAGGTTTCGAAAAGGGAACACAAAATTATTTTTTTACAAATTTCGTAGGACTTGTAAAAAACCGAGCGAAGTCTTGGGCGAACAAAAAAATACGGAACTTAATACGCCAAATATACATATTGTAAATTACAAGTTTGGGAGGCTTGAAGCCTAGCGTTGCTAGTTTTCAAGTATTAGAATATTACGCTATTACGGTAATACGCAATTTTGACCCTGTTTTTATATAAATATATCTACTACTACATGTAGTCTTTGTATATATTTTTTATTTTTATATAAAAAGAGTATTACTGTATTAAATATATGTGTCCAAAGGACTTAGAACAATACGCAAAATTTAGCTAATACGCATTTACCGTGTTAACTTCTGCAAAGAAAGTAGTTGTAGAATCCCCCTTTTGAAAGTGCGTATTAAAACTACTTTTGTGTAACAATAGGGTTGCGAAAGGCTTATACTTGTAGTATATGGGATGGGACCACCACGATGCCGAGAGCTCATGGAAAACCTGATAAGCCTACTGGTAACCCAGTTGGGGTAGCTTTAGGTGAGAAATTTTGGGACGACTTTCTAGAAGCTCTTGTAAAGTTCAGCGGCAATGTCAGCCGCACCTGCGAGGTTATGAAAGTAAAGCGAGCAGTCTTATACTCCAAGCGTGAGCATAACCCAGAATTTGAAGCACGTTTTCTTGTGGCCAAAGAACGTGGCCTTGATACGATGGAAGATGAAGCAACGCGACGTGCTGTTGATGGTGTGGAAAAGGGTATTTACTATCAAGGTGCTAGGGTTGATACTGAAACAGTTTACTCGGATACTCTTATTCAGTTTTTGTTGAAAGGCGGTCGACCTGAGAAGTTTAAAGATAGGTCTGTAGTTGAGCATGAAGGGCTGGTTACTAGACCTTTAGAACAAATGACGGATTGTGAGCTTGAAGCATTGATAGCTCGGAAAGCTGGGACTAAGTGAGTTACACGAGTTTAGCACGGCTTAAGCCAGAGTCCATAGCACCAGGTACACTGAAGCATCGACAAGCTTTTCCTACTTCACCAAAGCGTGCAGAACTAATTTTACAAATTGAAGCTATTCGAGAACTGGCACGGCGTTCGCTTTTAAGTTTTACCAAGTATACAAAAGAAGATTTTACGGCAGACTGGTTTCATTATGATTTAGCTAAAGCACTTGACCAATTTCTTGTAGATGTTGTTGACGGCAAATCGCCACGATTGATTGTGTGTGCCCCACCGAGACATGGAAAAACGGAACTTGTCAGTCGTCGGTTTCCTGCATATGCTTTAGGGCGTTATCCAGATCTGACTCTTATTGCGACAAGTTATGGCGCTTCACTTGCGGCCGATAATAATCGTGATGTACAACGTATTATCGATGATGATAGTTACCGAGAGTTGTTTCCTGCTACACAGCTTTCAGGCGAAGGTATCCATGGAAGTGCGAAATATGTGCGCACGTCCGAAGCCTTTGAGGTTGTTGGACAACATGGTGCATATAAAAATGCTGGAGTCTTAGGTCCGATTACAGGTAAGGGCGGGCATATTCTTATCTTAGACGACCCTATTAAAGACTCAGCAGATGCGCACTCGGAGACGGTGCGACAATCGACTTGGGATTGGTACACCAAAACGTTCTACACACGCTGCGAGCCAGGAGGTGGCATTCTCATTATCATGACGCGTTGGCATGAGGACGATGTAGTAGGGCGCCTTCTTCAGAAGATGGAAAAAGGCGGTGAGCAGTGGAAAGTGCTGTCGTTCCCCGCAGTAGCAGAGGTTGATGAGGAGCATCGTAAGGCAGGCGAGGCACTATGTCCTTCACGCTTCCCGTTGGAGGCACTTAAACGGATTAAGGATGGTACTGAGGATGTAGATGATGTGGGCTTAGGTAGTAGGGCATGGAGTTCGCTCTATCAGCAAGCTCCATCGTCAAAAGAAGGTGAGACGTTTAAACGAGAAAATTGGAAGTACGTAAAGTTAGATGCGCGGATGTCTGTGATGGAACCGCGAGAACGTCGGCGCTATCTCGCCACTATTGGTGTGACGCGGCTCATTCAGACATGGGACACGGCGATCGGTAGTAAAAAGAAAAATGATTTTGCAGCATGCGCAACGATGGGTATTTTGAAGAATGGGTATCTTTGTTTGGACATCTGGAAAGATAAGGTCAAATATCCTGAGATGCGTCGGGAAATTCAAATTCGTTATGACGCTTGGTTGCCTGATGTTGTTGCTGTCGAAGGTGGCGGTGCTGGCCCAGGGAAAGCTGTTGTACAAGATCTTCATCCAGAGTCACGCATTCCATTGAAAGAAACTGTCACTTCAAAAGACAAAGAGCTTCGTGCGGACATGATTAGCCCGCTGCAAGAAACAGGTAAATGTTTTCTCCCAGAGGGCGCACCCTGGGTTGCTACTTTTGTGGACACCGCTGCAAAGTTTCCTTCGGTGAAGAACGACGATGATCTTGATGCTTGGATGCTAGGGATTGAAGAAGCACGAACTGGGCGTGCGCCCATGCGAATTAATGATGCTGTTTTGGCGAGGGTGTGATGCGCCTACTTGGACTAACTATCACGCGAGATTCGAAGCCAGCCGTGCAGGAGTCCATCGAGCAACGTGCCCACAAGGAATTACAGAAACGCCGAATGCGCATCACAGCCAATGTGATTGAAGCACTTCATCATAAGCCAGAGAATCCGCTTTATCCTACTCGTGTCAATTTTCCGATGACACCATACGTCCCGCCCGAAGGCGTGTGCCCTGATGCGCATGTGTTGGCGATGGACTCTGCACAAACAGCTTCCTACATGGCCAGCGTGCAGATGTTCAGCGGGCTCGGTTTTCCAGGTTTCCCATATCTGACTGAACTTGCGCAGCTCACCGAATACCGGGACATGAGTGAGCGCATGGCAGACCAGATGACGCGCAAGTGGATCAAGCTTAAGTCCATGAGCAAACAAAATAAGACAGAAGTGATCAGCAGGCTTGAAGCAGACATGCGCAAGTTCAAAGTGCGCGAGGCATTTCACGCTGCAGCAGTGCTTGATGGTGAGATGGGGCGTGCTCAAATCTTCATTGATCTTGGAGAGGATGGGGGCAAGGACAAAGAGGAATTGAGCACACACCTTATGTTGAATAAGTGGAAGGTGAAGCTTGACTCATTGCGTCGTTTGAAGATTGTGGAGCCTGTGACGACATATCCTGAGCAATACAACTCGACCAACCCACTCGCAGAAGATTACTACAAGCCATCGTCATGGTATGTCTATGGGACGAAGATCAACGCAACGCGCATGTTAACCTTCATCGGGCGACCGTTGCCGAATGTGCTGAAGCCCTCTTACAACTTCTCCGGCATCAGCCTCAGCCAGCTCGCACAGCCTTATGTGGAGTATTGGCTCAACACGCGGAACAGCATTGGCAACTTGCTGCGCAATTTTAGCACGAGCATCTTGCAAACTAACATGCAGGATATTCTTGGTGGTGATGCTGACGGTTCAGAGTTAGTTAAGCGCGCTCGGCTCTTCACGCAAGGTCGAGATAATCAAGGAGTATTCCTCCTTGATAAGGACACGGAGAACTTTCTCCAGATCAATACACCACTATCAGGGCTCTCTGATCTTCAGGCTCAGGCACAGGAGCACATGGCAGCAGTTGCGAAGATTCCGTTGGTGATCTTGCTAGGCATTAGCCCCAAGGGATTGAATGCCAGTTCTGAAGGCGAGCTTCAAACCTTTTACTCCTATGTTAACGAGATGCAGGAAAAATTGTTCCGGCCTAATTTGGAATATCTGCTCAAGATTATGCAGCTCAATGCGTTCGGTATGGTGGATGAAGACATCACCTTCGACTTTGTGCCGTTGTTCGAGATGAGTGAGCAGAATCTCGCATCCATTCGCAAGTCAGACGGTGACCGTGACGTGGCGTTGATTGGGGCGTCTGTGGTAAGCCCAGAGGAAGTTCGGGCGAAGCTCGCTGCTGATCCCAATTCCGGGTTTGACAATTTGAATGCAGCCCAGGTACAGGGCACGTTGACGCCTACTGCACCAGAAGGTGCGGAGCCTGGTGTGCCACCTGCTGAGGGTGCAGAGCCATCCACCCAGGAAGAGTTGCCTGTGAAGGATGTCGCACGATATGCGATGGACTATGCAATCCAGTTGACTGAAGATCGTAGTTACTATGGGAACCAAACCACTGAAGGTGGAATTGGCAGCAAGCACGAAAATCCTCAGCACATCGCAATGCGGTGGAGCGGAGTGGCGCGCAGAGCGACGAACGTCGCGCGCAGGACGGGAACCCGAGCCGCTCATGGACGTGCTGCTACAGCACATCAACGGGCATTAGATGCTCACCAGAGCGCCTTGGGTTCTTGTTCGCAGGATGCAGCTCATATCCATGATGCTTACATCGCGGCGCACAGTGCTGCAATCAAAGAACATTCGGGAGGACATCAATGAGCTTCGTTAAGAAAAAATCACAGCCCTTAAATTCTTCTGTCATTAGCGATCCTTTTCCTGCCCAGCCCATAGCAGTCAGCGATCCTTTTCCTGCACCGCCCACAGTAGCGGTGCCCATCTGGACGAGTATGGGTATTGAGCTGGAGGAAGAATACAAAAAGCAGATTGAAGATCTTCGTGATCAAGTTCTCAGTCTTGAAGGCACGCTTGCTGAAGCGCTGCATGAGCGCGATGTACTGGCAACACGAGTAGCTGATGTGCAGACAGAGAACCAACTCTTGCGTACACGACCCGTAATAGTTGCTACCCAAACATCGCAGACTACTTTCGTGAATGAGGAAAATCAGTTTCTGAAGCAGCGCATGCGGGACCTTGAAGCACGATTGGCGAGGCTCCCATGATGAAAGAAACCGCTCTTGCTAAGATCTACATGGAGCAGTTCCGTCCATTGGTGCTGCTGCTGTACAGTGAAGCAGGGTTGGTGATTCCTTTGGACTTTGATCCTGCGGTTGAAGGTCCTCGTCTTATCGCAACGTTCCGGGAACAGGGCATGAAGACGAAGTTCAAGACAGTTGGTGGGAGGGAAGTAAAGTGAAGCTCATCGCCTCAGGCCCCAAGGCCATCACTCTCAAACCTGTGCGCCCCAACGTGGGTGTGCGGGTTGCTTATGAGCGTGAACTGGTGGCGATGGTCGAGAGTTTGCATAAGGCACTGGTGAAGGCCATACTGCCTCTCTACAAAGAACTTCCAGAGATTGCCGAGGACGCCTCTACCGTGAAGCAGCTCCAAGCGGCGATGGATGCAGCTGCGAAGGAATGGCGCAAGAACTTTGAGCTAGAACATAAGAAGATCGCGCAGGCGTTCGCTAACAGCAGCATGAAGTCAACGGATGTAGCGTTCAAGACTGGTCTTAAGAAGGCAGGCTTTACTGTCAAGCTGTCCATCCCTGACAAGGTGACCGGGCGTGTTGCGGGAGGGCTTCAGAACACGCTGGATGCTGTGGTCCATGAGAATGTGGGTCTCATCAAGAGTATCGCAGAGAAGCACCTGGGCGATGTGCAAGGCGCGGTGATGCGGAGCGTGCAACGCGGGCGCTCGTTGAAGGAATTGACGGATGTGTTGCAGGAGCGTTTTGGCGCTACACGCAGCCGCGCTGAATTGATCGCACGAGACCAGAACAACAAAGCAACGTCAACAATTCACCGCGCACGGCAGAAGCAGTTTGGGCTTACCAAGGCGCGGTGGATTCACACCCAAGCTAGCGTCCACCCGCGTGAAGAGCACGAGAGCTGGAACGGTGAGATCTACGACATTGAAGAAGGTATGTGGAGTGAAGTTGATCAGGAGTTTGTTTGGCCGGGCACACCGATCAACTGCGGGTGTAGTTCAGAGTCGATCATTCCCGGCTATAACGACGAGGAAGAGATGGAGGAAGCATCATGAGATATAAAGACTCAATTACTTTCGATGCCGCTGAGGTTGATGATTCCAATCCTGAGGGGATTAATCAGTACACAGGCGGTGGCGGCGGTGGTAGTAGTGAAAAGGCAAAAGAGGCTACTGAAAAGGCTACAGCAGCGTCTAATAAAGCTTATAAGGGCAAAAGTGGTAAAACTACACATCGTGAGGTTGCGCAAGCACACCGTGAAGCTGCACAAGTACACCGTGAAGCTGCTAAAGTTAATGCAGGTTCTAAAGGTCGTGTAGAGCATCATAATAAACGAGCAGCTGAGCATGAGGCGCATGCAAAGACTTGGGGTGCTAGCGATCCAAATAAGGTGATCTAAAATGGCTTTGCAGAAACTCATCGCCTTCGACAAGCAATCCGCACGCACCATTGACGCACAGGGATTCTTGCACGTCGCAGGATGTAACATCAGCAAGGGCATCGTGAACCCCTACCTTGGTGCGGAGATCCCAGGTTCAGAGCAGCTTGGCCTCGACCCCGCCAAGACCTACCAGATCTTCCGAGACCCCGAGGAACTAACAAAGGCAGCGCCGACATTCAACAACCTCCCATTGCTCGACAAGCACGTTGAAGTGGGCGCTGCGGACTTTGAAGATCCTGACATCAAGAAGCACATCGTGGGCAGCACAGGCCAGGTCGCAGAGTTCAAAGCACCTTACTTAGTGAATGACCTCGTGCTGTGGACGGCAGGGGCTATTGCGGGTGTGGACTCCAAGGAGCAACATGAGCTAAGCTGTGCCTACCGCTACCAAGTGGATATGACTCCGGGCGTTTATGAAGGAACGCGGTACGATGGGCGTATGACAAACATTATCGGGAACCACGTTGCGTTGGTTGAAGAAGGCCGTGCTGGGCGGGATGTAGTGGTTGCTGACTCTGCTGCGAAAGACACCATCATCGAAGCACCCGGTCACAAGGACAGTGAAGGTAAGCCCGCGCCTGTGGCCATCAAGTCAGAGAAGACAGGAAAGACAATTTGGAGCGGAAGCTCAAAGGAGGAAGCCAAGATAGCACTCAGACGCATGAAGGCATTCTCAAAGGATGAACACCATAAGATCAGCGTCACTGGCGCTGCGGGCACACAGGCCCAAGACTCCAAGGAGAGCCATATGGCTAAGAACAAGCAGATCAAACTGACGCCGCGAGGGTGTGCCGTGCAAGGCGCACTCTTGGCTCATCTGAGGCCTCGTCTTGCGGCAGACGCGGCAGTAGGACCCAAGGAGGTGGCTGCGCTTCTGCGGAACGTAACTCCGGAGCGCTACGCCAAGCAGATCCCTGGGATTCTCGGTGTAGTGAAAGAGCGCTTCAGCACTAAGCTCACCAAGGACGCTGAGCTGGACATCGACGAGTTGAAAGACTTGTTAGAGTCGATGGGTGAAGAGCTGGATGAGATTGACGAGGAAGAGATGGGTGATGCGGATATGGGTGAGACGTTAGATGCGCCACCTGAACTTCCTGCACCGCCTTCTACGCCAAGCCCCGAAGATCCCGCTGCGAAGCTCATTGCCAAACTCGAAAGTCTAAATCTATCGCCTGCTGATATGGAGGAGCTAAACGGTTACATCGTCGCTATGACCAGTGAACCCGCTGGGGATGAGTTCCCACCTAAGCCCAAAGAAGAGGAAGGAAAAGAAGAGGGCAATCTGCCACCTAAAAAAGAAGGAGAAGTTATGCCAGCACCCCCTATCACCAAACCCACGATGGACGCTGCGTTGAAGCTCGTCCGAGCAGAAACTAAGAAAGAGACCATCGAAGAGATTGGTGCACGCTATGCCGCATGTGACATGGTGAAGAAGATCATCGGCAAGGTTGATCCTTTGGCCATGGACTCTGCGGAATCCATTTATAAGATGGCCCTTGACGCAAAGAAGATCAAAACTGAGGGTGTGCATCCTTCTGCTTACAAGGCGTTGGTCGAGATGCTAGTTGCGAAGGACGATGTGCTTGCTGCCGATGCACAACTTGCTACAAGTGTCGACGTGGCCACTTCGTTCAAAGAAGTATTCCCCAACGCTCACGTTGGCAAAGCATAGGAAAGGAGAAAACACATGAGTGGTTTTCAATCTCACGTCAATCAGTTCCCCGCTCCCGGTGTAGAGGGTGGGCGAGCTAGCAACAACCCGTATAGCACGGTTGTTGCAGGCAACGGTGCGCTTATCAGCGATGGCACTGTTCGTGCATCGAGCTTCGGCTGGGTTGTGTCAGGTATCGCTTACGGTTACAGCTTGACTGCTGCTACGCCTGACGGCTTTGTGGCAAACGAAGATCAGGCACTCATCACCACGTATCTTGCTGAGAGCAGCATGATCCTTCCTGAAGGATTCCCGGTCACGATGTATGATCGTGGTGACTTCTGGGCACGCAGCGTCTTCAGTGAAGCAACCATCGGCCAGAAGGTCTATGCCAACTTGCTTAGTGGCAAGATTCTCACGGCTGCGACCGGTGCATTCCCCGTCACAGTAAGTGGTGGAACGGGTGTCATCTCCGTTTCCGGCACCACAGCAGCAGGCGTCATGACTGTCACAGCTACGAGCGTTTATCTTGCGCCGGGCATGCTGATCACTGATCCTACTAAGGGCGGCTATCCTCCGGGCACTTACATTAGCTCGCAGGTCACGGGCTCTGCTGGTGGAACAGGCACCTATCAGCTCACGACGTTGCTCCCAGTGGCGATCACTGCAGCTTCAACGACTGTGGTTGCAACCGCGATGGACTGCGGTGGTTCTACGACCTCAGCTTGCTCTTGTGATAATGCCAGTCCTACGCTGACGGTTACAACGCGAACCAACGGCAACATCTACGTGGGCCAGCGTGTCAGCGGCACGAGCATCCCCACCGGTACTTATGTCTCTGCGCTTGGGACCTACAATGATACCACAGGCACTGGCACGCTAACGCTATCCGCCAACGCTACAGACACCATCACAGGTGCTGCGGTCCTCTTCAGTCCTTGGATCGAAACGCCGTGGTATGTCAAGTCCAACGGCAACGTGGGCGACCTCATCAAGATCGGCATCAGGAACTAGAGGAGACACTCACATGAACGCACCTTTTCGAAAAGAACACGCTCAATTTGCTCGCGAGCACTATGGCATCATCTTTGATGGCGCGATGGAGGTCCGCAATCCTGCTATCGAACAACGTTGGGCTGCACGTGGCTTTGCGATGGACGCCGCTCCAACCTATGCGCTTCAATCGCAGATGGTCACGACCGTCAACGCAGGCATTCCTGCCTATCTCACCAACTACATGGATCCTGAGTTGGTTCGTGTGCTCACCACCCCGCTGAAAGCTGAGGAAATTTTCTCCAGCAAGAAGTATGGTGACTGGACTACGCGCACCGCTCAGTTCCCCATCGTTGAGAGCAGTGGGGAAGTGAGTACTTACGGGGACTATAACAATAACGGCAGCACTAATGCCAATGTGGACTTTGTACCTCGACAGAGCTACGGTTTCCAGACATTCACGCAATGGGGCGATCAGCAGCTTGACACGATGGGTCTTGCGAAGATTGATTATGCCGCTGAGCTGAACGTGGCAAGTGCCAAGGTGCTTACCACTGAGCTGAATCGTGGCTGGTTCCGAGGTTACACGGGGATTGATGCTTATGGCATCTTAAATGATCCTTCGTTGTCTGCTTACTTGACCCCAAGCACGAAGACAGGTGGTGGGACGGCATGGAGTGGCACGAGTGCGCTAGGCACAGAACTTGTGGCTGACGTGACAGCACTCTTTACCGCATTAGTACGGCAGACTGGCGGCAACATTGAGATTGGTGATGAACTAATCTTGGTTATGCCTACGCTCGTTGCGCCTTACCTGCTCAAGCCGATGACCAATGTCTACGGTGCGCAATCCGTTAAGGCGTTCCTGCTTGAGGCATTCCCCAAGATGCGCTTCGTTTCTACCGTTGAGCATGCTACTACCGCAGGCAACGTTATTCAGCTGATTGCTCCTAGCATTCAGGGTCAGAAAACGGGGTGGTTGGGCTTTACCGAACGTATGCGTGCACATGACATTGTGCGTGCGACTAGTTCTACCCATCAGAAGAAAAGCGCTGGCACATGGGGTGCCATCATCAAGCTGCCTATCGGCATCGCCCAAGGCATCGGTTACTAGTCAACGTAAGAGCGCCATCAAGACACCTGAGCTTCACTCATAACATCAAACTTCAAGGAGAACTAGAAATGGCTGAAACAGTTACGGTCGCTTGTAAACTTCCCAACGGATTGCTGATCCAGGTGGGTGAAACTCAGGCTCGTCTTAATGGTCCTGCGCGGTTCCTCACTCCGCAACCAGGTCGAGTCAATCTTAACCCTATCGAGGATATCGTCTACTCTGCAGGCTTCACGGTTGTGGACAAAGCTTTGTGGGATGCATGGATCAAAGACCATAAGAACTTTGACCCTGTGAAAACGGGCTTTGTTTATGCAATGCCTTCTCGCAATGAAGCTACAGCTAAGGCTAAGGACGGCGAGAGCATGAAGACAGGGCTTGAACCTATTGACATACTAAACCGTAAGGGCGCGGTTGAAACGGCAGATGAGATGTTGAAGACCTTGGCGGGTCGGTAAGGAGCACCCATGGCGATTGTCGCGTTTGATCTCGTTACGTTTCGGGCTCGCTATCCTGAGTTCAGTGCAGTGAGTGATGCTTCTCTGTCAGCTTACTTTTCAGAGGCCACGCTCTACTGCAACAACTCAGACGCAAGCTTAATCTGTGATGTGTCTGTGCGTGGCATGATCCTGAACATGCTCGTGGCTCACATCGCTGCCCTGTCTTCTACAGACATTGCAGCAACCATGGTTGGTCGAGTGAGTAGCGCAGGCGAAGGCAGCGTCAATGTTTCTACTGCCTACGTTGCACCCTCTGCGGGTCGTGCGTGGCTTGATCAAACAAAATACGGTGCATCTGCTTGGCAGGCGATGAGTCCTTACCGACGGGCTTACTACGTTGCTCCATCAACGCAAATTGTTACTGTTATTCCTCAAGGCTAGCACATGGAAGTTACTCTCATTGGCGGCGAGAAGTTGAAGTCAACCCTCAGCCAAATGGCTGAGAAGGTTGGCGTCAGCACCGTTGTCCGTGTGGGATTTCTAGAGGGCGCCACCTACCCAGATGGGACATCGGTGGCAGAGGTTGCGATGATCAATGAGTTTGGTGCTCCTGCTGCGCACATCCCGCCTCGTCCTTTCTTCCGCAATGCAATCTCGCAGAACTCGCCAACATGGGGGAAGCGTATCGCAGCTGCGATGAAACAGTGCAAGCTTGATTCAAAGAAGGCACTAGCATTAGTTGGCATGAAGGTCGGAGAACAGATTGTGCGGTCCATTGAGAGCAATACACCGCCTGAGAATGCACCCTCAACTGCAAAACGAAAAGGTTTCAAGGGTGGTGCAGCCGTAACGCTTCAAGACACAAAGCACATGAAGCGCTCGGTGGAGTATGAGGTCAGCAATGGCGGGGAACGTAAGAAAGTGGAGGCGAAATAATGGACCTCCACGCATTAGCTTCTCCTATGATTGGTCTCGTCAATCCGCTGATCAGCGCGACCTTATCACGCTGCACAGGTTACACCACAGCAGATGATGGCACACGTACGCCAACGTATGATACGACTACCGTCATCAGTATCCAACTTCAAGCCATGGATGAAGGGGAGGTCCGACAAATCAACGAGTTAAACATCAGCGGCACAGTGCGGAAGGTCTACACTAAGGGCACGCTATCCAGCCTTGATCGGAACGCAGGCACAGGTGGGGATCTCTTAGTATTCAGCACTGCAACATGGTTAGTGGTGCATACCTTCGAACAGTGGCCTGACTGGGTTGCTGTTGCTGTTCAGAAGCAGGTCAGCTAATGGTTGCCACGATTTCTAAAACTGAGAGCCAAGCCTTCACGGCCTTACGGTCGTGGATCAAGGATGTGCTTCCAGCTGCAGTGGAAGTGGTGCGTGGTGATAACAACCGAGTCCCTTCTCCGAAGAACGATTTCGTGGTGCTTAGTCATATTAACAAGCGCATGATTGAATGGCCCACAGAAACTTACACGGATGATTTTGTTGAGACTCTCACGATCACAGGTACGGAGGTCATTACCAACACACAACCTATCGACTTCTCTATTCAGGTCGATTGCTATGGGGCTAATTCAGGGGATTACAGCACTATGCTCGCTATTCTATGGAGCACATCTCAAGCATGCAGTTTCTTAGATCCATTGGGCATCCAGCCTTTGTACATGGATGACCCCAAGCACGTTCCTTTCATCGATGGGGAAAAACAATACGAGGAACGGTGGGTCACTACAGCGCACTTGCAATACAACCCGGCGGTATCTACTGCCATGCAGTTCACCTCAACCGCAGAGGTTGAGATCGTCAACGTTGACAGGACATATCCTGCCTAGGAGAAAGACCTATGAGCATTCCTGCTTCACAAATCGTCTCCGTTACGCCGTCCGTACTGAGCGCAGGCGGGAACCCGCTCGCTTTTAACGGTCTCATCCTGAGCACGGCGGCTTCCTTACCTACTGGTGCGCCAACATCCTTCCCAACTGCTGCTTCCGTAGAGACTTACTTCGGTGCAGGGTCCACAGAAGCAGATATGGCGTCGGTCTACTTTGATGGCTTCGATAATTCCACAATGAAGCCCAGTGCCTTACTCTTCTCACGCTATGCAAGTGCAGCCATTGCCGCCTTCAATCGTGCAGGCGCACATGGGCTGACCCTCGCAGAACTGAAGGATACTTCCTCTATTATCGGGATGACCATCGTGACGGATGGCACCTCTGCTGCGATCACAGGTGTGGACCTCAGTGGCGCGACAAGCTTCTCAGATGCGGCAACATTACTGTCAGCAGCTCTTTCAGGAGCCACAAAGCCCACCATCACGTATGATGCTACGTTTGGCGCATTCGTCGCAACTTCTGGAACGACAGGGGTCGATAGCACCATCGCTTATGGCGCGGGCGATCTGGCGACCATCCTGAAGTTTACGCTGGCTACAGGCGCAACACTCTCCCAAGGTGCGGATGCGACCACACCTGCGGTGCATATGGCTTCGGTTTTGCCTCTGAACCAGAACTGGGTGAGCTTCACATCAACCTTTGAGCCATCATTGGCAAACAAGGAAGCTTTCGCCACATGGACCGATGGCACAGGTGGGCGGTATATGTACGCCTGCTGGGACACAGATGCTAATGCGGTGGCTACACCTGGCATCGCCAATGCGAGCTTCGGACAATGGCTCAATGCGAACGCACCTAACGGAACGACACCAGTTTATTCAGATGCGACTAATGGCCCGTTGCATGCGGCATTTATCTGCGGCATTGTTGCAAGTATTGACTTCACTGAGAAGGAAGGTCGAATTACATTAGCCTTCAAATCCAACTCTGGATTATCTGCCTATGTCACAGACGCGACTATTGCAGCGAACCTCTTATTGAATGGCTATAGCTACTATGGGGCTTACGCTACTGCGAATGATTCCTTTGTGTGGCTTTACAACGGTCAAGTGAGTGGTGACTATGGCTTCGCGGATAGTTACATCAATGCTTGCTGGTTGAACAATCAGCTTCAGCTTGCAATGATGACGCTCTTCGCTAACACCAAGAGCGTTCCTTACAACCCGCTGGGCTATGGCTTCATCCGTGCTGCTGCACAAGACCCAATTGACGCTGCGCTGAACTTCGGTGCGATTCGTGCGGGTGTTCCTCTCTCTGCAGCGCAGGTAGCACAAGTTAATGCTGCAGCCGGTCTTGCGATTGACCAGACCCTTTCCAGTCGTGGTTGGTACTTCCAAGTATCAGCAGCAACAGCACAAGTGCGCGCACTTCGTCAGACGCCTCCGTGCAAGCTTTGGTATATGGACGGTGAAAGTGTTCAGCAGTTGAACATCGCCTCCATTGACATTCTGTGATAGGGAGAGATAAACTATGGTCACTACGAAAACAATCACTTCTGCAAACGCGGTCTTTCTCCTGAATATCCCAGGAGTCTACAACCAAGTTGTACAGATTCAAGGCTTCTCGACAGACACTGCATTTACTGAGGACTCCATTGCGCCTGCGGAAGCAGTAATGGGCGTGGATGGTTTTCTTAGTGCAGGGTTAGTGCTCCATCCCACAAAGCAGAAGATCAGTCTTGCTGCTGATAGTGCTAGCGTGACGATCTTTGATCAATGGTATGAGGCCCAACGTGCAGTACGGGATGTGTTCTTTGCCAATGGTACTATTGAACTGACTAGCTTAGGTAAGACCTATAATCTAACCAAAGGGGTGCTTACCGGTTACAAACACGTCCCTGATGCCAAGAAGATGTTAGGCAATCAGGAATACGAGATTACTTGGGAAACTATTTCCACAGCACAAGTTTAGGAGGTAGCTAATGGCGCGGAGAACGAAGTCAATCACATTGAGTGAGGACAACCGTGATAAGGGCAAGGTTTTCCTGCTCACGGAGATGCCCGCGCATAAGGCTGAGAAGTGGGCTTGTCGTGCATTGCTTGCGCTCATCAAGTCTGGCGTGCAGATACCAGATGAGATGGCGCAGGCAGGCATGGCGGGCGTTGCTGCCATGGGGTCAAGCTTCCTTACTTCGATGGGAGGCGTTAAGTGGGCTGAATTGGAGCCCTTATTGGATGAAATGATGACCTGCATGCAGACCATCCCGAGTCCAGGGATTATTAGGCCCTTGTGTGTTATTGATGGAGCTGAAGACATCGAAGAGGTTAAAACCCTTATTACCTTGCGTAAGGAGGTGCTTGAATTGCACTTGGGTTTTTCCTTAGCCGAGCGCCTTGCGACCTCGGCTACCAAAGTCCAGGGGGTCCCGACTACGTAACAAGCGCCAATATCCCTAGCACATTGGTGCCGATCATTATCAAGAAGCTTGCAACACTTTATGAACTACAAACGATCTACGGTTTGGAGGATGTTTACGACATGCTTGAATTGATCGCTGTAGATAATCGTAATCAGCAGATCGCCCATGATCATTCGGCACAGGACTAGGAGAGCATATGGCAACCGTCATTGATGCCCTCCTAGTCACGTTAGGGCTTGATTCTTCGGAGTTCAAGGAAGGGGTTAGGGGAGCAACAGAAAGTCTCGAAGGGCTTATCGGTACGTTCGGTGGGCTCTTTGCTATGGTGCAGGGCTGGGGTGAGTTCAAGGAGTTCATTGAGAGCACCGTTAAGGGTCGTGCAGAATTAGAGGACCTAGGTTCGCGGTTGAATGTGGCCACGCATGAGCTTCAAGTTTGGCAGAATGCAGCAACTATTGCGACAGGTTCTGCGAGTGGGCTCAATAGCTCGCTTGAATCACTGAATGGGATGGTGGCCTTGTTGGGTGGTCCCTTAGCTCAGCGAGCTATTAGGCGCTTCCAGAACTTTAGCCCTGCATTTACCGAAGCTGCATTGAAAGGTAAGGATGCGCTTCAGGTCTTTGATATGGTCATCGCAACTGCGAACAAGATGCAAGCAGATGGCAAAGCATCAAACATCATCGCAGCAAAAATGATGCGGATGGGTATTAGCAAAGATGTTGTGGACATGTGGCTTGATGGTAGTGAGGCAATTGCAGACTACCGAAAACGTGCGGAGGAGCTAGGCACAATTTCACAAGAGAACATTGAAGCATCAGAGAAGCAGGAGCAGAGTTGGAACCAACTCTCGTTAACACTAAAGAAGGCCAAGGACACTATCTACGATATGCTTGCCCCTGCGATTAAGTGGGTGACAGGTCTGCTCAATGAGTTTGCGCTCTGGGCTAAGAAACATCCACAAGTCATTCGCGTTGCGTTCATGGGCATTGCTGCTGCGGTGGGCGTGCTATCATTGGCTTTGGGTCTCTTGGCTGTTAAGGCTGCATTAGCTATGGTCCCTATTGCTGTGCCTTTACTGGTTATTTCAGTAGCTATCGGGCTCATCGTCGCAGGGATCACCTGGCTTGTGCAGAAGTGGAAGGCTTGGAACGATGCAGGACGCGAGACAACAACTGTGCTAGGTAAGTTCTTTGCGACTATTACAGAAGTGTTCATGCAGCTTAGAAATACCGTCATGGGCGCCCTTATGTCAATCTGGGATATGATCAAGGATTACGTGCAATTGATTCTTGATCAAGTTGAGTTGGTTGCTGCGCTATTCTCGGGTGATGCTGATCGAATTAAGGCTGCATGGAAAACGTTATGCCAGCATTTAGGTGAATTTTTTAATACTTTTGTTAAGTTCATTCTTCTAGAAATGGCAATTGGCATTATCAACCTAACGCGCATTTGGGAGAAATTCTTTAGTTGGATTGAGAAGAAACTCAGGACAACTGCACAGAATATCACAAAGACATTAGTCACAAAAATTGGTGGAGAAGAACTAGGAAAGCAGTACTCAGAAGCTCTTGACAGAACAAATGCCATCCGTGACAAGCTAAGCCTTACGCAACAACTTGGAATTGGTTGGCAAGGCCTTAAAGCAAAAGTCTCGTTTGGAAAAGACGTGCTGACGAGCGGCTACACAGCAGGTCGTCAACGTTATGAGGCTTCACAAAAGACCATTGAAACTAATATTACTAGCCTGGTTGTCAACGCACCTAATGCCACAGATTCCAACGCAATCGCAGCTACCATGCAAGAGGCCATTAGTACTCACCCTCTTGTTGCTCAGACTGAGGCAAACTGATGTCCACCCCAACACGGAAGCCTTTGATCTCGAATGGGTTCCCCAATGTGTGGGGCATCTTTGATGATAGTTTTGATCCTGTTTTCAATGCGGATACTTATCTTGAAGTTAGTGTTAAGGCGAAAACAAAGGTCAGCCAATTCCCAGTGGAGCGTGGCGGCTTTGTGGATTACAACAAGGTGCAGGATCCAATTGATATTAAGGCACGCTTCGCCGTGGGCGGCGACATGTTGCAAATTACATTGATCCTTGTCAAGCTTGAGCTTGAAAAGAATTCTACAAATCTTTATCGCGTGGTCACACCGGGACGGACGTATTCAAATATGACGCTCGTGAGCTTCGACTATAAGCGCACCCAGGATAAGGGTCACAACATGATTGTTGCAGACCTTGATCTCACTGAGATTCGTCAAGTTGATCCTGCATACGCCTCAGTCAAGATTCCTCCCACAAAGGCGAAAGATCCGAACACACCAGAGAAGAAAACAACCGGTCAAGCACAAGCAGAATCAGAAAATGATAGCCATTGGGCAATAGCTAAAGGCATTGGCTATGGAGATATTTTCAGCACAGCAAGAGAACTGACAGCGAGGCCGAAATGATTTATTGCGATCTCTCTGTTGATGGAACAATTATTTGGACAGGCGTGCCATGTCTTAATAAGGTAAGCATTAACACGCATGCATATCTTGGGTTTTCCGGTGAACTATTCTTCTATGATGGCTTTGGAGAACTTGATCCAGAGTATGCAGAGTTTGGTGCTCGTTATTTCTTAGTCTACGCACCAGATGATACTTCTGATGTGTTCAACATACCTCTCCAAGCAATCTCAGCGCAGACCCTTAATGTTGTGCTGGGTGGGCAGAACTGCACACTCTCGATCTACTACAAGGATGCACCCGATCTTTCGCACCCTGGTCCAGCTGTGTCGTGGGATTGCCCATCAGTCTTAGTTGCGGATCAGTATCTTCTAACGTCGGTGACGGTTACCGCACCGGCAGGATGTGAGTTTGATTGGTCGATCTACATCCCAGCACAGGACGATGCGAATGCAGCAATCTTTGTGAATATGGATGGTTACACTAGTTTGGTCTACCCCCATGTTGGAGGATGTAAGCGTGTTCATATGGGCGTGGATGCTAACCTCGGAGACCTAGAGATCACAGGTGTAAACGAAGACTACAGCTTCTTCATGTATCTGATTTGTGATGTGTATCTTGATGGCGGAGTTACACGCCTCTTTCAAAAGATCACTGTGACGGGCAGCGCTGTAGTAGCCAGTGCCTTTTACTTATTGAATCCTTACAACTACGGTGCGGTGGCCACTGCGCGTATCAAAGACAGAATGTTCTACGCGACAGCCTATAGCATAATCAGTGTGTGGGATGGTGAGACATTATCTGAATGGAGCACCCTGACAGGAAATATGTATCAAGATTTGAGTATGAGTGATGATTACATATATGCTTTCCAGGATGTGGGTGGCGCCAACGGCTCTGATCTAGTCAAACGTGCAGTAAACGCAGATCCAGGAGATGATTGGGCTTCTGTGTTAACTGCCCTTGAGATTCTTACGCTGGTGGAGGAGAGTGTTGAGGAAACTGTGTTCCCGGCACATTATCTCGTTGACGCGGACGGAATGCTCTATATACCTATCACAGTGTCAGGGGATCCTGGCGCATATTACTTGCTCTATGGGGAGGAAGATGCGCTCGCCGTCATTGAACGAACAGCTCCACAGGACTTCGCACCTGTGCTTTATTGGGCAGGTCCTAATCAAACAGTCCCAGGCTGGGTAGAGACTCTTGATACGGAGTTAATAGGCGCACAGTACTATTACTGGGAAGATGGGTTAAGTGCTCCTGTAGAGTTGGCACTCCCAGCAGGTCATGTGTGGACTTCCACAGCCAAAGTCTATTTCACAAATGACACTTGGTTCTTCATTGGTTCAGAGTATGGAACAGGTGCCTATTATATTTATACCCAAGCTATTGGCGGCGCATGGGTTGATGTTTCTTCTAACTTTGATGAAACTACACTCAGCAGCATCATCAATCACAACTGGATCATCCCACTTTCAGACGGAACTCTTTTGGTTGGGTTTGATGGAAATAGTGCTTCACGATTGGACGGATCAACTTTTGTGGCTGCACTAGTTTATAGCGAGGAGGAAGAGAGCTATTTCTTTGATGGGCAGGCACTCATTTTATTGGGAGTAGCTGAGTATTCAATAAATGCTATCGAGAACATTTGTGAGCTTGAAGATGGATCAATTTTCTTCCCATGTAGTTCAGGGGGATAAATGACAACTAGCTCTTTCACCAAGAAACGCATCCAGGTCTGGCTCACGCTAGGCCAAGGGGCGTTTGGCGAAGGGAAGGGCAACACGAAAATTATCGATGGGCTACGAGTTGACTGTATGGTTGAAAAGTCTGGCCACCCATCTAAGAACAAGTGCAAATTGCGCATTTACGGGATGCTTGAGCACGACATGACAGAGTTGACGCAACCTGAGTTCGCACCCCTAGCTGTCCGCAAGAATCTTATCAAGGTCTTTGCCGGAGATGTTGATCCATTACCTGTGGCCTACGCTGGGAACATCACGGGTGCCTGGGCTGTGTATCATAGCCCGCCCAATTTGTACTTCCACATCGAAGCACTAGAAGGCTACTACCCTGCCGTCGCACCAGCCCCTGCAAAGAGCTATAGTGGTGCGACGGATGTTTCCTCGGTAATGAAGCGCTTAGCAGCAGAGATGGGCTATGAGTTTGAAGATGGTGGTGTCTCAACCATGATCGCATCACCTTATCTCAGTGGGTCAGCTTATCAGCAAGCCTCGCAACTCGCTGAAGCAGCGAATCTTGAGTTTGGTATTGATGATGGAACGCTATTCATTGCGCCGCGCGGCGCGCCTCGTGGAGGGGCGAGTGGTAACGCAGTGCTTCTCTCACCCAGCACAGGCCTCAAAGGCTACCCTGTACTCGGCAAGAAGGGCCTCTCTCTTGAGTGCCTTTACAACCCGACACTGAAGCTCGGCGGACTCGTCAAGGTTGAGAGCATGCTACCAGCAACTTCAGGTGTATGGCGCGTGACAGCACTTCATCACCACCTTGAATCAGAGCACCCTGGTGGGAAGTGGCTTTCGAAGCTTAAGACCGCACGTGTCACCGGAGCATCTTCTACTTCTGAGGAGGTTGACTAATGGCACAGTCACTTCCTCAAGCAGACGGCGTATATGGCCAACAGCAACTTGCGTCAGGCAATAGTGAGTTCAATGCCCTGACATTTATGATCCAGCAGATGTTGGGTCGGGTCAATACCGCGACGCTGGTGAGTGTGATCGCGGTGCATACAACCGGGCGCTCCGGATCAGTGGGCTTTGTGGATGTGCAGCCCTTAGTAAATCAGACTGACGGCATTGGACAGGCTACTCCACATGGTACGATCTATCACCTTCCTTACATTCGCTTACAAGGTGGGCAAAATGCGCTTGTGGTAGATCCCCACGCGGGTGATGTGGGGCTAGTTGTATTCTGTGACCATGACATTTCTGCGATTAAAGAGAGTGGCAATCCGAGCGCGGTAAGCCCTGGTTCACGAAGACGTTTTGATATGGCAGATGGGGTCTATCTTGGTGGGTGGTCTCCAGCTTCCGCACTTACATGCTATGTCGTTATCGATGACGATGGCATCAAGATTGAAGCAGATGCACAGAAGTTCGAAGTGCACTCTAAAGATCTCACAGAAACGGCAGATGGGGATGTAGTTCGCAAGGCCAAGACCGTAGACGAGACAGTAACGGGCACTTACAAGATAACTGTGCCGGAGTTATCGATCATCGGCAATTTAAGTGTGTCAGGCATCGTGCATTGTGAATGGCAGGGCAGCCTCATCGGTGTGAAATATGGCGGCACGGGCGCGGATCTCTCGGCCACGGGCGGCCTTGATCAAGTGGTTTGTCAGCTTGCACCAGGTGCTCCATTCGAGGTGCGCAGCCTTGGTGAACTGCCGATTTCCATTCTGTATTCCAACGCCACACCCGTGCCCGAGACCATTGGCGGGGTGTTAGAAGGAGAGACCTTCGTTAATCAAACCGTAAGCCAGGTTTTTGACCGACTCTTTTATCCAGAGCTATTCCCAGCGCTCGTCGCCCCGTCCTCCACCTTCGCGCTCACCGAATCGGGCTACCACGAGATCGGCGAGGTTGTGGCGACTTTGCACTTCAGCGCCACCTTCTCGCGGGGCACCATCACCCCCGCCTACGGGACCAGTGGCCTTCGCTCCGGCCTACCCAACACCTACAAATACACCGGAACCGGACTCTCGAATCAGACCTCCACGAGCCTGACGGACACGGAGACGGTGAGCAGCTACACGGTGCTGACAGGTGCGCAGAATTGGACTGGGGCTGTGGCCTACGATGCAGGTGAACAGCCAAAGTCAAGTTCTGGGAATGACTATAATAGTCCCCTTGCAGCAGGGAACACTGTTGCTGTCACGCGGACCATCACGGGCGTCTATCCGTGGTTCGCCACGTCGGTAGCCATCGCCACACTCACCAAGCAGGCGCTCACGTCCATGTCCTCCAGCTATGTCCAGGTGACGATGATTGCAGAGGATGGGGTGGACAAGCAGAAGGCGGCATTCCCGGACGGATGGAGCGCTATCACGGGGGTCCAGTTCTACAACACGGTCAGTTCGGCCTGGGAATGGCTCGGAGGAAGCAAGGCTAACTCGCTCCTGCTTTGGGACGTGACGGCCACCACGGAGACGATCCAGGGAAGCGTGATCGACTACGATCTCTACACCAACAACTCAGCCACCATCGGAAGCAGACAGCTTAGGTGGTACACGACATGACGGCGCGCACCAAGGGCCTCGCATCGTTCTCTGCGAACTTTGAAACGCAGATGGCGGCTCCGCTCGATGCCCGGATGCTCTGCGATACCAAGGCTGACTTGCTTCTGGCCACCACCTGGGAGGCGAATGACGGCGGGCACTACGCCTACGTGGGGATGCTCGTTACGGTGAACGGCGACTCCACCTCTGCGAACAACGGCGTCTACCGGCTCACAGCGCTTCCCTACACGAGTGCGGGAAATTGGGAACGCTGCGGGTCGTCCGCAGATGCACCGGCCATCGCTGAGATTGCCTTCGCCTACGGTGATGCAACCCCTCGCACGATCTACACCACGATTGGAACTCAGCGCGTGTGGCAGGTTCTTCTTTCCATCGACACCCCATTCAACGGTACTGCCCCGGCCCTTACCATCGGGGACGCAGGCGATGCAGACCGGCTCATGACGGCAACACAGAATGATCCCAAGACGGCTGACGTGTACTCCACCCAGCCTGCCTACGAATACTCCGACGGCACGGCAATAACACTTTCCATCACCCCAGGCGCAGGGGCGTCTGCCGGTTCCGGCAAGATTCAACTTTTCTTCTAGGAGGTGCCCCATGGGCTTGTGGTCTGATCTCAAAGGTATAACCGGTGCGATTCTGCAATTCGGAATCGGTGGCGCGAACATCACCAACAACAGCGGCACGATTGACATCAAGAATGCCGCGAACAATGCCTACGCTCCCATCAAGGCATCGCTTGTAAGTTGTGGTGATGAGATCCTGGAGATCAACTCCAGCGCGGCTGGGGCTGGGGCGGATTGGAAGTACCGCCTCTTGGTGCCCACTTCCGGTATGACTGCGGCGGTGGATCTCACGCTTCCTGTGGATGACGGGACACCGAATCAGCTTCTGGGGACGGATGGAAGCGGCAATCTGTCGTTTATGACGGCAGGTGTGACTACGGACTGCATCCATTCTGAGACAACCTCACTAGCTTGGGACACAGGCGTAACCACGGCGATGTTCACCTCGCCTGCTAGCTCAATTATTGAAGCCGTGGAAGTCATCATCGACACGTCTTTTGATGGCACTGCACCATCCATGAGCGTAGGAATCACCGGGACGGTATCAAAGTACATGCCAGCCACAGCAGTGAACCTCGCTGGCACAGCCAAAGATCGTTACATCTACCACCCCGGCGAAGCAGCATCAGCAGGTGAGGATCTTAAGCTGACATTCACGGCGGGTGGTGGCGCTTCAGCGGGTGCCGCGCGAGTGATTGTGTACTACACGATTCCCGCATAAGGACTAGCACATGGGCCTCTGGCAAGATCTCAAGGGCATCACCGGACTCGGCTCTGACGCCGGGTTTCTGAAGCAGTCTGCCACTGGGGCGCTGTCCGTGGACACCACGACGTATCTTGCCGCTGTGTCCACGGACGCCACGCTCACGGGTGACGGGACTCCGGGCGATCCGTTGTCGGCGGTGGGCGGTGGCGGAATTGAGCTTGATGACGTATTAGCAACAAATTGGTTTATGGGGTAAATTATGACCACATTCTCTCCTTCTTGCACTGGCGGAAGCCTGAATGGATCTTCCGAGGTCACGCTCGTGGCGGCTCCTGGCGCGGGAACGCGGCTCGTGAAGATGATCTCGGTGGCAAACGTAGACACGGCAGCGGTGGTGTTCACGCTATACGTCGCCGTGGGGGCGAACCGATACACGCTCTGGAGCGGCACGCTATCCGTTGGCGACACCTTCCAGCTAACGGACGGCGACATGGTTTCTCTTCCTGCGACCTACTCGGTCGTTGGAAAGCTCGCGGGCGCGGCGGCAACGACGAACCCAACATTTTACGCTTCGTGGGGGGACCAAACATGAAGGTAATCGATAATCAGGGTCGCATTAAAGATGTTGGCCTAAAAGGAGATCAGGGGGATCAGGGGGAGACTGGCCCAGCAGGAGCAGAAGTTGTCATTTCTGGTGATGCCTCCAATACCCGCATTCCATTTTACGATGCTGATGGGAATCTGTATGATTTGGCCGCACTTAATTATGTTAGCGGAACAGGAATATTGAACACACCTGGCATCAATCTTGGCGATACCGATTTGACAGATTATAAAGCTGGAACATGGACGCCAACAGTTACTGCGGCATCGGGTTCTATCACAACTTACACGCTGTGCGCAGCGAATTACATGTTGGTTGGACCTGTTGTTTACTTTGGCATATCTATTCACTTAGACAATAAAGGAACCGCTAGTGGGTCGATGAATATCACGATGCCCTATACCAACGGCGCGACAATGCCGGGACATTTTAGGGGCCGTGAGGATTGGGTCACCGGGGCATTTTTGTGGGGTTTCTTGGGTCAGAGTAGCGGAACAATGTTTCTTTATCGTGAAGATGGAGGGAGTTTGTGGACCAATGGGTATCGCTTTGATATTTACGGTTTTTATTGGAAAGCGTGATGTAGCATGAAAGTCATCGACAATACAGGCCGAACCAAAGTCCTCGGAATGGTATCTCTGGACGCCGTTAATTCGTGGACCAAGGGGCAGGTTGGACCGATCACGGCGCTAACGGACGCGAACCCGATCTCGCTTGACCTGTCGCTCGGGAACAACTTCTCGTTGCTCATGACCTCCGCCGTCGGTGCTACACGACAGTTGGCCAACCCTACCAACATCGGCGCCGGTCAGAGCGGGATGATCACCGTGACCCAGAGTTCTGGCGGTTCTAACGCGCTCACGTACGGCTCTTACTACAAGTTTGCCTACGGGACTGCCCCGATCCTGTCCACGGGGGCCAACGCGATTGACTGTCTGGCCTACTACGTTCTCAGCGCAACACAGATACTCGTGACCATGGTTCCGGGTGTCGCATGATAACTCCCGGAACGCTCAGCTCTGTGTTTCCTGGCCGCTCCGTGGTCGGTATACCGGGCGGCGTGTTCGCGGGTGGGGCTGACACCGCTGGCAACTCCTTAAGTTCTACCGAGAAGTATTCTTACGCCTCGGACTCGGTGTCAAACGGGACCGCACTGAGCTGTCAGCGCAAGATGTGGGCGGCTGCCGGAAACCAAACGTACGGGATCTATGCCGCTGGTCGTGATCAGTCCGTTCCGACGGATCTTGCCACTACCGAGAAGTACGTGTTCGGCACCGATGCCAGAAGCATGGGTACAAGTCTTTCGGCAACGCGACGAACGCACTCGGGGACGGGCAACGCGGCGAAAGGAATCTTTTCGGGTGGTTACGACGGCGTAAACTACCTCAGCATTACCGAGAAATACACTTACACCACTGAGGCGGTGGCCACGCTCACGGCGCTTGGAACAGCGAGAGAGCAGTTATCGGCCTGCGGAAACAACACGCTTGGCGTCGTCGGTGGTGGTGATGCTGGCGCGACTCGATACGCAACGGTGGACGAATACACCTATTCCTCCGACGCTCGGGCGGCTGGAACCAATCTCGGAACGGCTCGCAGGAGCCTTGCCGCTTGCTCGGGCAACGGAACGTCGGGGATATTCTCCGGAGGTTCGATCTATCCAGATACCGTTCAGTCCGTGTCTGACAAGTACACTTTCTCAACTCATGCTGTGGCATCTGGAACGAGCCTCGGCACGGCGCGAAAGGATCTCACGGCTTCAAGCAACTATTTGAAGGGCATCTTCAACGGCGGATACACGACGGTTGCCGTGGCGACGACCGACAAATACACATTCTCGTCCGATGCCGTTGCGGCTGGCACGAGCTTGTCCGTTGCCAGGCAGACCCACGCAGCCGCTTCTAACTCCAACGGTGGTGCGTAATGGGCAAGAACCACAGGAACAACACTAACTTCCAGATCCGCTATTTCCTCGCGGGGATGTGTCACACACCGGACGGTGCCTACGCGGTGCTCTGCGATTTGTTGGAGGACCGCGAACTTGCGGTGAAAACTCACCGCGCTTCGTTGCTAAAAACAGAGGCATCGAGGCTTCGCGCGAAACGGCTTCTCGAATCTGATGACGAGATTGTGCGGCTTGATGGCGAGGCCGCGCTTGCTGAGATCGAGTCCGTTCGAGCACTTTCGGATAGTTGCTACGCCGCTGCCCTGGATGAGGTTGACTACATAAAGTGCTGCATGGAAGAGCTACAGCCATTGCGAAAATACGCGTACCTACCAGACGCGCAGGCCCACGAGATCTCGCAGGCGGAGGAGTGGAGGCTTGAGCTAATCCACCGCGCGGAGAACTATTTGGTTACAAGTGGGACCATCCCGGCGGATCATCTCGCAACGATGCGAGCGCATCCGGACTTTCACGAGTCCATCGCTCCTGCAATTGAAGCGCTGAGCGAGCGAATGAAGTGCGGTGGACTTTCATTGCTTGAACTTTCAAAACCGACCCTTGGCATAAGAGAGGTGATCTGATGGTAATGTACTCCCCCCTTGTCTACCCACAGGCTGACCCTGCGATTGGCTACACGAGGCCCGATATCCCGCTTACTTTTACTCGTCCTGCGTTCACTCCGAGAACATGGAATCCCTATAGTGCCGACGTTTATGATCGAACAGAATATTGGGAAGACACAGCGGGTTTACTAACTGAAACTCAAGTGTGGACTCTTCTCTATGGTGGCAACCTTTCGGGAGCTATGAGTCAAGAAACAAATATTTATGATTTTTGGAATGGGCTCAATGGAACGCCTTTCTCGGCTTATATAAATGGTACAGGTGCAGCAGTAGCCTCTTATGCGGGGGTTGAAACGTCCGGGAAAGTTGGCGTAGTACTTTGTAATACTGGGACTACGGCAACTGGCCGGGCGGGCTTCGGTACCAACTTGACATCACTCCTGCCCTCGGGCCTCGTCCTTTCGGCGGCGTCCCAGCTCTACCTCCCGGCCCTGTCCACCTCGGCTCAGGCGTTCAGTGTCTTCATGGGGTTCTTCAACTCCATCACCACGCTGCTCCAGGGCAACGGGGCCTACTTCGAATACAGCCGCACCAAGGGCGTGAACTGGAGGATGAACACGGCCAAGGCCAGCGTGAGAACGGAGCAGGACACGGGTGTGGCCGTTGTCGCCGGGACTTGGGTCTTGCTCAGAGTTGTCCTGAACGGGGCTACTGGAGTCGCTACCTTCTTCATCAACGGCGTTCCCGTGGGCACGATCGACACCAACATCCCGAACACGCCCGCTAACACTTTCGGCTTCGGGTGCGGAATTCTGAAAACGGCGGGAACAGCACAGGCTTACCTAGGTTCGGACTTCGTTTCTCTTAGTTATGCCATTCCAGCGGAGGCGAAATGACTAAATTCTGGCGATATTTCTCACGGGCGGAGTAGGCATCCATCTTAAAATACAGGGAGAATACATGGGTAACAGCATCTTCAACTACGTAACATCAGCCGAGGAGGGCTTAATATGATCCCAGATCAACTTCTAACAGAAGCAACTTCAACGGGGCCGGGTGAGAGCTTTGTGGTGATGACCTCTTCAAGGGCTTTGGAACTGATTCTTCCAATCCTGTCGTAGTTCTTTCCAACCTATCATAGAAGGCACTCATGGGAGCGAGTTCAATGTCTGATGTCCCAATCAGTCGTGGAGAGTTCAATAATGCGATGGCCTCGCTCCGTGACATTTTGAGCCGCCTTGAGAAGAATCAAGAGGTGTTATCTAATGACATTAAGCAGCTTTATGAGTTGCACAGAAACTGTATGTTTGCGCAGAGTGAAAAGGCATTCCACGCCGGGCGAGCTGCGGGGAAGATTGAAGAAGTTAATATGCGTGTAACAGACTTAGAAACGGATCAACGCGATAACCGTGGACATAAGCGCCAACTTAGTATTGGGATCATCCTCACTGCGCTAGCTGCAATGGCTTCGCTGGTCACTAGTCTTTTTCTGAAGAAATAGGGGGTAATGCATGAACCTAACCGAACATTTCACAGCCGAAGAGTTAGTTACCAGCGGCAAGCATCCTGAGATCGACAACTCACTGCCAGAGAAATTTGATGGGAACCGCCTCAAAGTTGCAGAACTGTTAGAGGAAGCACGCGCCATTCTCACTGAGTACTATGGCGAGGACACACCCATCCATGTCAAGTATGCGTGGCGCGGCTCGGAACTAAATAAGGCTTGCGGAGGCGAGCGCTCCAGTGCACATCTGGAGATGCTCGCAGCAGACACTTACTACACCGGGCATGAGTCTTCAGAGGTTGCTCAGATTCTCTTTGAGCATCCCACCTTCATGAAAAACGTAGATCAACTCATCATCGAGCGCGGATGCCTGCACTATGGGCTCCCTTGTGCAGCATCAGCCTACCAAGCGCGCCGTGAACTGCGGAAGGATGCCTGGGTAAACGGTGAACGGCACTACCCACTCATCGCCGTGTGGCGTAGTCCACACGACTAGGAGGTGACCATTGACTATCCAAGTTGGGCAGGAACCAATCCTGACGACCCCTACGACACCAATCCATACGGGGTTCTATGGCCTGTGGATGAAAATCCTCCACGCACTCAAAGAGGCAGTGACAGGGCGAGACAACCAGACCCATGATCTGGGGCGCTGGAGCTGGCTCACCTGTACCATAGCGATCCTCGCCCATGATGCCTACCTGCTTCAGCATGGTAGCGCACCCAACATCAAGGACCTTGCAATTGCCCTATCAGCCATCGTGGTGGCACATGGGGTTGCGCTAGGGCTTAAGTCCTCGACTGAACCCGGAGGCACATCATGATCCCTCGCAAATGGCTACTCTACCTTGTGGGCGCAGGCATAGGCATTGGTCTGATTTACGGCGGCATCGCAGGCTATGAGCGCTGGAAATTGTACAAAGCAGATCAACATCAACAACAGGCGGTAGTGCATCATGAAACAGGGATTAGTCAGGCGGCACAGGGTCAAGCAGCTGCCCAGCAGGGTGCGAGTGGTATGGCACAAGGGCAGGCGCTCCAGGCAAAGCTTGATGCCAGAGACAAGGAAGTGGCACGACTCAAGGCAATCTTGGCAAAGCTTAAGTCAGGCAATCAGTCTGCTCCTGACATTACTCCTAGCATTTCAGATCCTGCTCCTATGGTGGCTGATGACCTAAAGGATCAGATCATTGCTGAGCTGACCGAAGAGGTCGCGGACCTGAAGCTTCAGAGCTTCAACTATAAGACTTCGGCAGAACAGTATCGAACTTCCTCAGAACGCTATAAAAGTGCTTATGAAGAAGAATGTAAGTCCCATGCTCTTGACAACATCGCCAATGAAGCGAAGCTCGCCGCAGCCAAGGCTGCTGGCTGGAAGATCGGAATGATCCGACTCGGTGAGGGTGCGGTGATTGGCGGCGTATTAGGCTACGCCACAGGGAGACGATGATGAATACGTTAGCACTTGATGTAGCTACTTGGGACCTCGAACTCAACACAGTAGGGGATATCAAGGTGAACACCAATGGTCTTGCAATTGCGCAGGATGTCGCAAGTGCAATTAAGCTCTTCGCAGGGGAACTGTGGTATGACAAACTCCTAGGCATTCCTTATTTTGAGCAGGTGCTCGGGAAACCGTATGCACAGTCCCTTGTCCAAGGGCTAGTTAACGATGCAGCTCTGACGGTGCCTGAGGTCGTTGCAGCACAAACTGATCTAGCAAGCATTCTAACTGCACGAAAGATCACAGGGTCCTGTCAAGTTATTGATGTTACCGGACAAGCACTTAACGTTCAATTCTAGGAGACCCTATGGCCACTTCGGTTCCACCCCCTGTCATCACGGACACTGGCTATGAAATGCCAGAAGAGGCCACAATTCTTGCTGCGGTGTTGTCTGATATTGATGCTGCCTTTGGTGGCGGGCTCAATCAGGAACTGTCTACGCCACAAGGGCAGTTAGCCTCATCTCTTGCTGCGATCATCGCTGATAAAGATCGGTGTTTCCTATCCTACGTGAACCAGATTGATCCCCAGTATGCACAGGGTCGAATGCAGGATGCAATCGCATCCCTTTACTTTTTAAGCAGGATTCCTGCTCGATCTACTACAGTGATTTGCACTTGCACAGGATTAGAAAACACCGTCATCCCAGCAACCACCGCACTTGCCAAGGACACTGCTGGAAACATCTACGCATGCACTGTGGGGGGAACGATTGATGCAACTGGCTCCATTGAATTGGAGTTCTACAATGTGGTCCCAGGCCCTACGGCTTGCCCAGCAGGCACGCTGACGGCCATTTATGGCTCCATTCCTGGGTGGGATACCATTACTAATGCTGCTGACGGTGCATTAGGTAATGCAGTAGAGACATCTCAGGAGTTTGAAGCGAGACGTTATGCATCTGTCTCAATCAATTCCCTAGGCAGTATCTCTTCTATCTATGGAGCTGTCGCAGCCTCCGGTGCCGATCTTGATCCTCCCAATATTCCGCTAGATGTGTATGTGGTTGATAATCGTAATGACATTGCTACTGAGGTCGGTGGGGTAACACTACTTCCCCATTCGGTTTATGTTGCAGCTGCGGGTGGTGATCCTGATTCAATTGGGATGGCTATTTGGAAGAAGACCTCAGTTGGTTGTAATTTCAACGGAGACACCACAGTGGTGATTGAGGACACATCAGGTTATGATGCGCCCTACCCTACCTACACCGTAAAATATCAAGTTCCAGATGACTACGCTATTAAGTTCCGTGTCAGCATTGCCTCAAGTCCTAGCTTACCAGCAAACATTGTAACGCTGGTAAAGAATGCCATCGTAGATGCCTTTGCAGGGCTGGACGGGGGTTCACGCGCAAGGATTGGTGCGGACATTTATGCAAGTCGATTCTACTATCCCGTTTCAACGTGCGCAACAGGGGTAGCAATCGTGTCGATCCTCGTAGGACACACTACCGCGACTGCGAACAGCGTGGCAGTTAACATTGACCAATATCCAACCTTAACTGTTAGTGATATCACGGTATTCCTCGTATGAGAGATGTTGACGAAACCATCATCAGTCAATACGCAAATAGCCCGCGTCTCCTCCAGATCATTCGTGACATGGATGAAGCGATTGATCCTAGAACAGACCTCGATGATTTTTATAATAACGTCTGGAACCTGGCTACAGCACAAACATGGGGCTTGGATGTGTGGGGTCGGATTGTCGGGGTTTCGCGAGTGCTACGGTTACCAGGAGCCTTAACCAGCGTGTTTGGGTTTTCTGAAGCGACAGGATGTCAGCCCTTCGGACAAGCCCCGTTCTATTCACCACAGACAAACTTCACACCCTACATACTACCTGACGAAGCTTTTCGTGCTATGATCTACGTTAAAGCTCTAGCAAACATCTCAGGCTGTTCCTTTGATACATTGAACCGAGCTATGCAGCAGATCTTCCTAGACTATGGACGCTGCTACGTGCACAGCAATGGTTTGATGAAGATGCGGTATGTGTTTGAGTTTGTAGTCCCACCAACTCAGTTAGCTATTCTTCTGAATTCTAATGTTCTACCACGCCCAACCGGTGTAAAGCTCTTTGTCCTAGAGTGCATTCCTTCTTCAACCTTCGGTTTCAATGGTTCGGGCATGCAGCCCTTCGGCCAAGGAACCTTCTCTACTGGAGAGACCAATGTCAGCGCCTAGCTTGCCTGATTTCTTTACCATCCCTTTCGCTGACTCCGGCGCTAAGAACGTCATCCCTACAGCGTCCGCTCCTCCACTAGCCTCTTTGACGGATGGCTTCCCTCCGGAGACAATGCAGCCTCTTGAGAGTGGAGGCGTTCCTCCCGCAGGTGAGGACTTCAACGGTATCCTGAATTGGATTACCAAATGGCTAGCCTACATGGGCGCAGGAGGGCGTGTCCCGTTTAATTCTGCTTTGTCAACTGCTATGGGAGGCTATTCCGCAGGCATGATCGTACAGTCTGATGATGGGGCCAGTGAGTACGTCTCCCTTATCGACAGCAACACCTATGACCCAAATACTTCTTCAAATGTTGGGCCTTACTGGGCACCTTATTCGGGAGCTGCATCCTGTAATGGCATGTATGCTATTGACACAGGGACTGCGAATGCTTACATCATTGCAGTGAATCCACCGCTTACTGCTAACGCGGATGGCCGCCGAGTGGCATTCAAAGCCACCGTTAGTAACACAGGAGCCTCAACGCTTAATGCGGGTGGTGGTGCTACCAATCTTAGACGTAATGATGGCACCGCAATGGTATCAGGTGACATTCTTGCAGGAGCTATTTACGATTGTATTTATGATGCAAGCTCCAATACCTTCATCATGACAACCCCTGTCATTTCACAATACGCCCCACTTTATGCGCCTGAAGTGCCTACAGGAACAATTCTGAGCTTTGCTAGTTCTGTCGCTCCAAGTGGTTACCTATTGTGTGATGGTGCTGCTGTCTCACGTACAACTTACGCAGCCCTCTACTCATTAGTGGGAAATTTGTATGGGTCAGGCGACGGTTCAACTACCTTCAATGTCCCTGATTTACGTGGGCGTGTTGCGATGGGCGCAGGCCAAGGAGCTGGGCTAGAGAACCGAGTACTTGCAAATACACACGGCACTGAAACGCATACCCTTTCCATCGCAGAAATGCCCTCGCATACCCATGGGCTCCAAGTGATAACAGGGTCTGGGGCTTATGACAATGGCTCATATTACGGCAATTACCCAGGTAATACAAGTGCAGCAGGCGGTGGTGGAGCCCACAATAACATACAACCGTCACTCGTTCTTTCCGCTATCATCAAGACTTAAGCGAAGTTATCAGCTCGATGATCTGCTCCCGGACCTTGTCTGGGAGCGGTCGTTTGAGTAGTTCTTCGATATATTGGCGGATGTTCTCGTGTTGGTGAAGGGCTACCAGGGCTTGTATGAGGAGGAACAGCCCTTTCCATTGTGCCCACTCTGGCTCTAAAAATTCTGAGGTAGATGGATCAGGCTTCGGCGCATAGGCACAGGCTAAGGCCCAAGCTCGTGCAAGCGCTGGGAGTCCGTTATCAAGGGCATATTGGGCCAGCTCACCCCACACCTCAACACGAGTGGGGCACATAGTCACAGCTTGCAGATAAGCGTTTGTGATGTCTGTGGCATCGCACTGCTGCATCGTAAGAATACGCCCACAGGTCAACAGAGTATAGTAAGCCATACCCTTTTGAGGGCCTGGGTTCTCTGTAAACCTGCTAAATGCTGCGAGTGCTTTGGCAAGCCACTGGTCACGGTCTTCTCCTGGTTCAGTGGAACGGGCCTTGTTCCAGCATGCCTCACCAAGAAAGAAATAATCACGCAGCTCAGTATTTGTGCTCAGGGTCTCGATATCATCCTCTAGCTTCCTTGGATTCTTGGATCGCTGCCCATCCTGCTCTGTGCGAATGTGGGTAGCACTTATTGGATTTTCAAAACTGCCAAGGACCATAGCCGATGGAACTTCGCCATGGATAAAGGGTGCTTCATGCAATCTACCTTTCCACTCCCATCCAAGAATGTTGCGAATGAAGGTAAGACGTTTGTTAAGGCGATTAGTGATGCTGACCATTGGTACCACAACTCCAGGTGTTATGGTACGGGCTAACGTTTCAAGCACTTCATGCAAATCAAATTCACCCCATTCATCAGCATCCATCAAGAGGAGCCATTCACAGTCTGTGGTCCTGGCTAATGCGTAAGCTTCATTGCGGGCTTCTGAAAAATCCTTACGCCAACGGATATGCTTGCGATGGTATTTGATGTCGTTCCCAAGAGCCCAATGACGGGCGAGATCATCCACATCCCCCTCTTCATTCGTTTCGCTGCTGTCTACAATGATAAGATCAGTGATTAGGCCATACGTAGAGTCAAGACACCGTTCTAATACATGTGTCTCATCCGCACCTTTATCATTCTTCACAATCATTGTGAGACCGATCCGAGGTTTAGGATACTGCGGTTTCATCGTCTCCAAGATGCGCAGTAACTCCTCGGGTGAGGATGATTCTCCACTTGCTTTGTCCTGAAGTGCTTGTATCTTCTGCGCAATACCAAGCATTGCAGCCCAATCTCGGTATGTGATGCTATGGCCATGGTCGAGCCAATACTGCCAGAGCGCATAATGCGCACGGAGGAAGCCACCTTTGAGAAGGCCCTCGGTGCTGCTCATTTGATCAGTATGAGTGCGCAGAGAGACTGTGGGCTGCGCAAGGTAGGCTTGATCACCAAGTTTACTCAATCGCTGCCACCAGAACCAGTCACGAGCTAATGCGCCTTCACCGGGATAGTCTGCTGAGAAGTCAAGATCAGTACGACGGAACATTCCCGAGGGCCAGGGGACATTACAATCGATGAACAGGCGGTTGAATGGCGCTGCATTAGAGAGCACATCCATTGGGGCAATACGGCCCATACTCAGGAACCCTAAGACCACCCCCATTCTGTCGTGCCCCTGTACAGAGGAGAAGACAAAAGCTAGCTCCGGGTTTTCTTCAAGGACACGAGCACGTCGGGCAAGAGAGTCGTCTCCCAGCAGCCAATCATCATCAGGGAGACTACAGATGTAGTCACCAGTTGCGACACTGAAGAGGTGAGGATCTCCTTTCTGAAATAGGCGGATACATCCGTGCTTGCTTGCGTAGTCAGCAAGGACGGCAGGCGTATTGTCCGTACTGCCATCATCAAGAATGAGTAGCTCAAGATCAACTCCTTTCTGGTTGAGGACAGTGCCGATAGACTCAGGTAGCCAATGGGCGCGGTCTTTCGTGTACATGCAGACGCTTACTTTGGACATTTAGGACTCCTAACTGTTAAATTTCTATATTTCGCAACACTAGTCTCACACGCTGCAAGGGCGTGTGTAAGGGTTTGTGAGGTGCCTTTACGTAGCACATTGGTAATCTTAAAATGAACAGCCCAGCAATATCCTGTAGGGGTTGACTGCACCCAACCATCAGCATTGTCTTTTGCTAAGTGAAAAGACATTGCAGTTACTTCCCATTGAAGACAGACTTTCATCGGTTCACCCTTGCCTTATCGATTAATTCATAGTCAGTGCCATCAATTCGGATCATCGCGTCTCCCTTGTGGTGTTAGACCGCCTAATCCGTGTTAGGCATCCAATCCGTGGTCTCGGAGGGTTTGCGTGTATGCAGCGTCGTACGCAGCTTGTCCATTAGCCACGGCGCGAGCCACAATATCACCAGCAACCCATAGCGGCTCGCCTTTCAGCATAACCAGCACATCCCCCGATTTTGCGCTTGGTTTTGGCAACACCCAGCCTAACCCATCGCTCAACCCGGAATCAGCCGTGACTTCTTCCTTCGTTTCATTGTTCTCGTCCATTGTTTCGTCCTCCATATTTGCCGATTAAACGGCTGGTCCGGTTAGCTTGGTCGTTAGGCGCTCTTTCGCCGGTTCCATCTCCGCACAGCCAGGGTCAACATCGAGCGCTTGTCGCCACGCTCGTAACCCTCTCCGACATAGAATGTTTCCAGAATGAGGCCGCACTTAAAACACTCTATCTGCCAGCTCCCGTTAGCCGCCAGCTCGTCTGGTAGATCAATCAATTCTGGTTCTCTGCCACATAGCGGGCAAGGTTTGAGCTTCGCTGTTCCCATCTCTCCACCACCGTCGCGCCTAACCAGGCGCTCAACTCGGACCCGTTAGCCACGGTCCGCTTTCATCATCCAAGGCCCAGTCTGGCTAACGGGCCGGTTAGCTCCATCGTTAGGTGGCCTCATTCAGACGGCGCATGAGGGTTTGAAATGCCAAGGCAGCACATTGCGGAACCTGGCCGTTGCCAATAGCGTGGAGTCGCTCCACCCCAAAGGCCATCACTACTCCCTTGTGGTGTTAGGATTTGGAAAACATCGCGCATTTTCCTGCGTCGTCTTGAGCATCGACGGGGATTAACATGTCGAGAATGACCTTCCCTGGAGGCTCTTTCTCGTTGCAAAGATCGTAGGCATAGAGAAAATGTGCGTCCATTATGGGACAGCCTCCATCTTTGTCTTGGTGAATGCAGCGTGAACAATACCTAGCGGCATAATAGGCTTGTTCGAGACCGTTCGAAAAATATGCCATCATTTCTCCCAAAGTGGACAATCAAACGCGGGTTCACAAGTTTTCACGTAGCGCCTCCGCCTGAAACCTTTCGGCTAGTCGCAGCGCTTCCGCACGAGTGAAATCAAAAGCCCTCACTCTTTGTTCGCATGTCTCGCTTCCATCATTCGGGAATTGTCCCAAATTGCTATCTCGAATCCCAATCGCGTCCCACTCGTCAACTGGTTTCCATAGGCATCCCATTCTCACCCACGGGCACCCTTCCGCAGTAGCGAATGCCCAGCATTCATACGGATAGAGCCCCGAGAACACTGACAGACTATGTATTTTTATTGCATCGCCAAGATCGGTCCCGCGAAGATCGGTCCCGCTAAGAACGGCCCCGCGAAGAACGGCATCGCTAAGATCGGCCCGGCGAAGATCGGCCCGGCTAAGATCGGCCCCGCTAAGAACGGCCTCGCTAAGATCGGCCCCGCTAAGATCGGCATCGCTAAGATCGGTCCCGCTAAGAACGGCCCGGCTAAGATCGGCCCCGCTAAGAACGGCATCGCGAAGATCGGCATTGCCAAGATCGGCCCCGCTAAGAACGGCATCGCGAAGATCGGCCCGGCTAAGAACGGCCCGGCTAAGATCGGCCCGGCTAAGATCGGCCCCGCTAAGATCGGCATCGCTAAGATCGGCCCCGCGAAGATCGGTCCCGCGAAGATCGGTCCCGCTAAGAACGGCCCGGTTTCCGTTCCCATTCTCTAGCCATTTTTCGTGTTTAGCCCGTACGGTTTGGAGCTCGTCTAGTGTGTAACGTTTCATTTCTGCGCCTCCGCGATCATCTTCTGGTTCTGTGGTGAGATTTTTTTCGTGGTTGCGATTATTTCAACGAGGTGGCGTAGTGCTGATTTTCGTGTGGGCGTGTTGGGGAGGCTCTGGCGCGGCCTTGCGGAGTGAGTGGACGAGTTTTCGAATCAACATAGCCATGTCGTCCATCTCTGCCACGCGGGCAGCGATATGGTCCAGCGCTTTATGGCATTCATCGCACGGATGCTTTTTAGACATTGCTTTGTGTAAGATCGCTATATCATCCATCATCCCTCCCTTGTGGTGTTAGTCGTCATAGCATCTCGCGCCCTACAGGGCCTCCTTTTTGGAACCATGCGGTATCCGCGTGTAGCTCCTGTATCGCATCAGGAGTCACATCCCGCAGGAGTTCATCAGTGGAATAGCGCTTAGTATGCTCCCGGAGTCGCAAGATCTCCTTCTCTAGTTGATCCCTGCTAACGAGGAGTGCATCACGCTCTTCTCGCACCTGCCGAAGCTCCTCCGCGTTGCATGTGCAGTTCTCCACGCGGGCGCGGAGTTCTTGGACCTCATTCAACAAATTCCGCAAAAATCCAGTTTCAATATAGAGTCCAGTCCTTTCTGTCCCATCGTTCATATCCACTATGAGACTGTGTTCGGCATTGGCATACCCACGCACCTGTTCCATGAGAGCTGAATCTTGGACATTGATCCGAGAGAATTCATTTTTCAATCGCTCTAGCTGTCTTTCGGCATCTTCCAGTTGGCACCGCTGGCACGGCTCACCCAGTGGACAGTTGCGCCTGCCGCCCGCATCCCATAACTTGCCAACCATCTGGCAGTCATACTCGCGCGTTTCCCTGCCCTCCAACT